TCATAACTCAAACATGCTATTTAATTTATCTACAGCTTCCTGTTGCATTGTAGGTAACACATGACTGTAGGTGTCCAGCGTTACCTTTATGTTACTATGGCCTAATCGTTCAGATATTACCTTTACATTTACACCATCGGCTAATAAAGATGTAGCATGTGTATGGCGTAAGTCATGGAATCTTATTTGCGGAACTCCAGCTTCTTCAATTAATGGATTAAACAATCGCTTTCTAATGTTAGCTGCATTCAAAGGTGTACCCATTGGAGTACAAAACACTAAGTCCTGATCAATATAAGAGTCACCCATCTCAGCTTTTTCTTTTTTAATAAATTCCCTGTGCTCCATTAATTTATCAATCAGTGACTTTGAAAGCCCTATAGAGCGATTGCCAGCGTTTGTTTTAGCTCCGGTATAGAACTCCTTACCATTGTGAGCAAGTGTCTGTTTTACGGTAAGTTTAGAGGTTTCAAAGTTAATGTCACGCCATCTTAATCCGAATAACTCTCCTTGCCTCATCCCAGTCATTAATGCCATTACGAAAAGAATATACAGCCTGTCTTTTTTAGCGGTATTTAAAAATTGATTTACTTCTTCCTTAGTCCAGACACTCATTTCCTTCTTATTGTCTTTGGGTAAAGTAGCCTTTTTAGCTACATTCTTTATTACCAGTCCCTTGTCAACTGCATAGTCAAGGGCGTTAGTAATAATATTGTATACCTTCCTTATAGTTGCTGGTGAGTACCCTTGCTCATGCATTTTATTAATGAAGTGTTCAACATGAATACTCTTCAATGAAGATAAAGGGACATCAACAAAGTAAACATTCACATATTTTTCTATCAGTATCCTGTAGGTGTCATTTGTTCGGACACTCTTCTTCTTTATTGTAGTAAACCATTCATTCATGAAATGTTTAAAGGAAACTTTAGACGGTTCAATGTAACTTCCTTTGTTGAGTGCCGTTTGTGTTTCAGCAAGGTAAGCAGTAGCTTCTTTCTTTGTTTTAAATCCCATTTTCTTCTTCTGTTTTCGTTTGCCATTTTCTCCAATTTCAAGCATTACGAAATACTTTACTTCACCTTTGGATGTTTTGTACTTGTGAATTGATCCAGCCATTGTTTAACCTCTCTTATAATTTATTGATTGCTGATCTTGTCTTTGGTTTACCGAATGCAGTTTTTTCTTGGTCGATACGGTTTAATTCCTTATACAAAGTATTTAATATATTGACCATACTTTCTTCATCTAAAGTTGGAACCTTTTCAGAAAAGAATTTAATCATGAATTTATATAATTTTTGATTTGTGCTAAGTTCATCGAATGTTTTACTTAAACCTATGATTAAGTCATAGGAGTTTTCCATATCATGGTCTGCCATGTTATGGAGGATACTTGCAATACTTTTTATATTCTCACCTAAGATATCGCCTAACAGATCATCTCCATTGGATGTCTTAAAGTGTTGCTCATAATATTCAGCTTCTTTTTCCATATGCTGCATATCTTCCTCAGTAGGGGGTTGAGCAGCTTGAAAAGCCATATCTTCTTCCCATGCTTCTCTATCGGGAGATATTATATGGAAGTGATAGAGATAATCTTCTATCTTCTCTTCTTTAATACCGATCCGTTTAAAAATTTCATAAAGTGTTTCATAATCAGGATTCTTATAGCGACCATTTTCTAAGTGGCTAACATAAGAATCACTTTTACCTATCTCTTTAGAAAGTTCTTTGGAGTTTATTTTCTTTGCCTTTCTCCAAAACTTTACAAACTCACCTACTGTACCGTCATAATCCAAACCATACTTCGTCATTTTGTTCACCTCACGAGAATACTAACATATACAAGAAGGTAGTTCAATTAAAGATTTTGTTCAAATAGGATACAAAAGTATATTAAAATTAAATATTATTAAAAAGTATACAAAAAGGTAATATAATATATTGACGCATTCTGAAATACACTGTATACTGAGATTATCTTAAAGAAAAGGGAGGTGTGAAGGGGTAGATGGAGATTAGTAACAAATCGGTATTAGATGTAGAAGATATTCAGAATTTCTTAGGTATCTCAAGGTCAAAGGCATATGATCTGGTTAACTCAGGACAATTCCATACGGTTCGTATCGGAAGATTGATTAAAATATCACGTCCAGTATTTGAAGCTTGGTTAAACGGAAATCAATAATTTAGCAGTTACATAACAATAACGGAGGTACAGCGATGAAATTAGAGGTGAATGATCAACACTCAGTCGATTATAGTGATGGGGTATTAAACACACAGAGGCTAATGCTGATGAGCGAATTTATCCTCCAAAATAACTTAGAAGATGAATACCTCCAATTTTTAAAAGGATTAGACATAGAAAATGATTGGGCTGAGTTTAGGGTTGTTATTAACGAAACCATCACAGAATACGAAATCACAGAGGATGACATCCTGCAAGAATTTGGCTGCTTCATTAAAGTAAAACCATATTCAAATGTTTGCTAATAAAATCAAGGGAGATGTAATAATGAACAAAATAGTGGATCTAGCTGAGGCGTACCAACAAAATAAAGCAAAGAAGAAAATGCTAATCGGGATTGACAACTTTATCAGTGTTTGTGTGCAGGAAAATAAGCTGGAGATCATTAAAGCCATCAGTAAGATGAAAAACTATGATTCTAGCTTCATTGTAGAAACCTTTGCTTACCAGATTATTAGCGGAATGTTTGTAGAGAAAACCCAGGAAGACTTATTGAAAATGATTGCTGGTGGCTCACTGTTTAAAATTAAAGATGATCTTTTAGCTGTAATATATAGTGATGCGGAAATTCAAGAAGTGATTGAGGAAAAGAAGTTGATATCAAATATATGAGGAGAAATGTAAATGACAAATAATTTAAACGTGGTAAATATGGAAGGTCAATTGTTAGTAAATAGCCGGGAAGTTGCTGAGTTGGTCGGGAAGAAACATACGCATTTGTTACGAGATATCACAAGGTATAAAGGTGTTATTGACCCCAATCCAGATTTGGATTCGGCTGATTTCTTCATCAAGGAAACGTATATGGATAGCCAAAATCAAGAACGACCTTGTTATCTGCTCACGAAAAAAGGCTGTGAGATGGTTTCCAACAAGATGACAGGTGATAAAGGAATCCTGTTCACAGCTACATACGTCACTAAGTTTGAAGAGATGGAAAAACAACTCCATGATATTGAATCCGTTATGAACCAGAAGTCTATCATGAATGAATTTGAATACTCTAAGATTAAATTTTCTACTCCGCAGAGAGTAACAAGTACTTTTATGGATAGTCTGGATATTGTTAAGGATTATGAGCGTTTTATTACATACAGCAGAAGAACAATGGATACAAAAAAGCGTATTACTCGATTAAATCAAATCATCAAGGTGTTAGGGAAAAGGGAGTTTGAAGTGGGTGCTGCGATGAAAGTGGGTTATCGAATTGAACTTGCAGTCATCCGAGATTTAATTGAAACAATTTTAAGGGATATTACTGAAATAAATAATCGTTCCTATGGTCAGAGGTTGTCACATGCCACTAAAAACAAAGTTAAAGAAAATAAACTAACAAACAAGGGAGAATAATATAATGACAAACCAAACTAAAGACCAATTTATCGAGGAAAATCAATCACAATGGAAAGAAATCGGCCAGGAATTAAAACAACAACGTGAGATGTTAGGTATTTCTCTGGCGCAAATGTCACGCATGTTAGGCACAGCATCAACTCGCATTAGCAATTTTGAACAAGGTAAGCCTGTTATTATGGCCAATCACTTGGAAAAGTCATATCGAAATGCTATTAATCTACAAATCAATGAATTTAAGTACAAGGAAGCAATGGAGCTTGGGGAAAAGGATGATTATCGAGAGGTATTCAGGCTGGTCAAGCAGATCCAATTATTATCTAGTGGTTACAAGTTGAATGATGACGGCTTTGAAGAATATGAGGCTGACTTTATCAGTCATCTGACGGACATTTTAGAGGAGCAATTTGGGGAAATTAGTAATGAGATTTATGACCGAAGCATGGAAAGAAGAAATTTTGTCTGATCCAGTTGCCAATACAAAATAAATAGATACAATATAGTAACGGGTACATTTTTAACCCAATGACAAATAGACCATCATTTTTACTCTTGTAGAGTGGTGGTCTGGTTTTCTATTTTTAATTTTAGGGTGTTGCGGATTCCGCAAGAGTAATGGGGAGAATCGCACATTGTTCATTGAAAATCTAATACAAAATAATCTTATGTAATTACTCGATGTCCTTATTTTAAAGGATGCTGGGCTGATAGTCAACAATAAATTACGTAGAACAGCACTTCTACGTACAAAGTACTTTAGGGAGGTGATCAAAATGACATTAACACGCAGCGATTTCTTCTATTGCTATAAAAAGCATGTTTCCGACTTTCTAGCCAGTCAGGGGATAAATTACATACACATCGGTCAGGAGCCTAAGAGTCAGCGTCTGTACAGCCTATATTACATAAATGACGATTTACAAGCAGCCTTAGCTCAATACAAAACAAACAAATAAAACAATCCAAACAGAATCATTATTGAAATAATCGGAGGTTTATTGAATGGAAGAAAAAAAGAAACGAAAGGTCATGAAGTTTAACGAGCAAGCCATTTCAGACTACCTAAATTACAACGAAAAAGAGTCAGACACTTTCATGCCTAATGAGATATTTAGCGACATATTGAAACGATTTAAAGAAGAGGCTGCTAATAAGCCCAAGGAGCCATCTAATGATTTCATTAAGGTTCAGACAGTTAAAGGGTCAAGAAAGAAGCGAGGGCAGAATGAAGGGGCTAACTCAAAGCACATAGCCTTTACATACTCATACTATTACTTAATCGCCTGGCTTTACAGATATGCCAAATACGATGTGATTAAGATTACAGCAGAAGACATTAAAGAGATCCTTGGTTATAGCAGAACCAATACTGAGGTTGATTACATAATTAAAAAGGGTGGCATTCTGGATGAGATTAATTATACTCAGACAACTACAGATTACCCTCTTACTTGGCACATGAATGAAGATAAGCAATTAGAGTTTTTCCTGCTAAGTGACTGCAATGAAGAATCAAAGGCGAGAAAGCTTAAAGAAAAAGGCAGGAATTTTAAAGTTAAATATCCAGTCAAACACTTCCATAGGTCAGCTGAAACACATGAAACTGGAGAATGTGATGGTTTGTTTTATGAACCGTTTGACTTCGATAACGTCCCATTTGAGATATTTCTATTTTGCATGGGCAAGAAGGAATTGGGTGTAAAGGGATTTTACCTATACTGCTACATAAGGCGAATGAATGGTTATTACGGTGGGGGATTTGATGCATCGTATGAGCGATTATCTGAAGAGACAGGAATACCCTCAAGTACGTTGGAGGATGTGATGAAGGCTGTTAGACAATACAGGATGGTGAACGTGGTTTATGGAATGGAATACTTTGTTCCTAAATTAGGCAAGGGTGAACGGAAGGCTAATACGAACATAGCTAATCCATACAATGCATTTTCAGACACTAAAATTAAAATCAAGACAATCGACAGAATGAGCTTAAAGGATTACCAACAGATGCAAGCAGATAAACAAGGAGCACCAACAATGCAGGATATAGATGATCAAATGTGGGGGCTATTACCATCAAATTTATAAGAATCTTAAAACCTGCGAAATTTAGTATACATAGTATATAGTCTAGTGATTCCTTAGTTTATCAATTATCTATATATCTATTAATTAATATTTAAATATTCAAGTATATAAAGTAAAAATGTTCTATTTGTATTTTAACTATACTAAATTTCATAGGTTTTAGAAAATCACATATTCAATACATAGTTTCGTCCAATTTGTTTTACATAATGCAATACAAAATAATCTGACATACAGAGGAGAAATGTTAAATGAAACAATCAGCAATCTATATTCAATCACTTCAAGCGAGCGATATTTATAGTCATCAGTATAGAGGTAAAAATATTTCATCTGATTACGTAGGAGCTATTCCTTTCAGCTTAGAGTCAATCAAGTTGAGGGAAGTGTTAAAAAGAAATAAGTTGAAAATTGATAAGGTTAAAACGAGTGATAAGCAAACTTCTGATGATGTGATTAATGTGAAGTTTGAACAAAGTGTAGTATCAGGGGATAAACTTATCATCTTGCTACAAAACAAAGTTGAACGACTTGAAAAGAGCCTCAAAGAGGATAAAGAGGAATTTGAACAAGATAAAAAGGTAAAAAAACTTTCATCAAAGAAGATAAAGAATAAAGAAAATAAATTTGTTAAGAGAGCTACATACATAGAGAGTCTTAAATCAATTATTAATGACACCGAAAATGAACTAGCGGATAACCGTTTTCAGGAAAAGTGGCAAGAGGTTAAAGTTACTGAACTTAGAAAGCACCTTTATGAAAATGGATTTACTATTAGAAATATAGATGAGAAGACGGGAGAAATTACAGATACTGATTATGTGGTTTATAAGCGAAGCAGTGCTAAATCTCGTGTAGGCGAGTGCTTATTCATTAATAAGAAAATTCATAAGGAAATGATTCAGTGGAGTAGGATGTATCTGGAATTTGATAAAGATAAGAAGATGGATATGGCTTCATTATTAGCATATGAGAGCCTAGTTGGAAGCTCAATTGAAGATACGTTACAGATTGATCCCTCAAGGATATTAATTGTAGATGATATTGACAGTACTTTTGAGTGGAAAGCAAATGTAGTAAAGAAGAATGAAGATACAGGTTACTTGGATAGTTTTCCTGTAGATAATGCTGAAGTAAAGAATAGCTTATTTGATGGAGAAGGATTACTGCAGTCTGGTGATCAATACTTTTCAGAAGATTATTCAATGAAGCTGCTTAGGAATCACATGTTTAAAAGTGCAGTATTCGCTTGTGACATTAAACAATTCCTTCATGATAATCGCCCAACTGATATTCCATTTGATGAGTGGGAAATCACCAACATGTTTAATCAGAAGATAAAAGCAAAAGATGTCGATATGATAATAACTCCAAGCTCATTAAAGGCCTTGAAGTTCAGCTACGTGTTTGAAGGTAAGGATACGAAAGAGCAACAAAAGAAGATGTGGAATTACTGGAAGAAGCTTTGCAAAAAGGAAGGTAGTAGCTTTGGGGTATGTAAGCATGAAAAAGCTTCAAAATTGGGTACAGACGATAATGGGAAGATCCTACAACAGACTTCTTATCAAATGTTGAACTCAATGCAAATGAAAAAAGAAGATATTCTTCAGTTATCTGAGTTTGAAGAACAGTACATAAAGAAATTAAAGAATGACAAAGACTTCTTTATCAATTACTTAAAGGAAAATGCCACTGAGCAAAATAGCCATGAAATGTTTGCAGCAGTTTACGAAAGAAATAACGGTATCTTTGACACTAAGATATTTAGGGATTATAAAAAGAAAGAAATCCATAAATATGTGAAGCATGTCAAAGGCGGGAAACTTCGATTAGTTGGTGATTATGCTGTGATGCTTGGTAATCCAATTGAGTTATTAAAGCACTCCATTGGTAAGTTTGATGCAAGCGAAATAGCACTAGAAGGGAATCAAGTTTACACAAAATTACATGACTTTGGGAAAACACTTGTTGGTTTCAGAAATCCTCATACCTCTCAGTCAAATGTGCTTCAAGTTGTAAATACGGATAATGATTTAATCAGGAAGTACTTTGAGGATTTGTCACCTAATATTGTCATTGTGAATGCATTGAATTTCCCGATACAGGATATATTGTCTGGTGCTGATTATGACTCTGATACCGTTGCTCTATTCGATAATGACAAGCTAACGGAATTAAGTAATTATTGTTATGGGGCATACAACGTTTGTATCAACAAGGTATCAAGTGAACCTAAGTTGTATAAGCCTAACAACTCATCTATGTATGAGATTGATGCAGCACTCTCTGAGAGCCAAAAGAACATTGGTCAAACAGTTAACCAAGGTCAACTTTGCATGAGTCTTTACTGGGATCTGTTTTGGAAATTAGATGATAAAAACAACAGTAAACTCAATCAATTACAAAAGAACTCAGATGTCATGACTGTTTTATCAGGCATTGCAATTGACATGGCCAAGAAGATGTATGAGATTGACCTGGGCAATGAGATTAAACATGTAGCTGAATCACTTACTTTGAAAACAGTTGAAGTGGAGAAGGGGAAATATCAGAAAGCAAAGCCAAACTTCTGGAAATATGTTGAGGACGAAAAAGAAGTGAAGCGAAAGAGAGACAAAGCCAAGAAGGAAGGAAAAGAGTTTAAGAAAAAGGCATTAACTCATTACAACACTCCAATGGACTTGTTAATTGAAGGTTTGTCAATTGGGAGGGCAGACTCTGGAGATGACTTAATTGATTTTAAGAAGTTACTAGTCCAGAAGAACATTGCTAAAGGTGATAGACACCAAGAAGGAGATATCTTAGAGTATGTCGAGGAAATGGTTAATAAAATTGGGGAAGTTAAGTGTAAACTAAAGGATGAACAGGAACAGGAAAGTAAAATCAGCGACATTGTGCAGTATTGTAACTTCTTTATTGAAAAGAAAACAGTCAAAGAGGATACGATGTATGCAATCTTAATACACATGTTTAAAGACGAATTTTCTCATAAAGTTAAGCTGCTGAACACACTGTATAGGACACAGAATGAAACATTCTTAAATGCTTTCAAAAAATAGGTAAAAAATCATCAAAAAATACACACATTTAAAACTCAACAAGTCTAAGAACCTAGTAATATCAAGGGTTTTTAGGCTTGTTTTTGTGTGTTTTGAAGTTCCCTATAGGTAAGGGGATGAAGGCAGAGGTATACCAAAAGTGTCACTCGACCATCTATATGATCAGTAGAGCATCCCTATTACCTGTTTTTAGTTTCACCTAAAAAAGTATAGACGATTCCGTAATTATCAAATGCTACTTAACCAAAGTATAACAGAATGGATTTTACTATGCAAGTATTAATTTCTTAATTTGCGTCTGCAGTCTAAGTTAATTTGAGGATTAGAATGCTTCTCCCTCATTTTAATCTTTTCGGTAACTTAGATTGCAGCCGGAGATTAAGAATGTCTCCAAAAAATCATGGTTAGACCACCTATAAGGTCAGAAGGAGAATGATATATGGAAGAAAAAGTATTAGCAACTAAAGAGAAAAGGCAACATTTTAAAGTCCAGGCATTAAGCCGAGTTGGGGCTATAGGATTCACTAATTTGGGATCAATGATGATTGTTGATGAGTACAATAGTTCAACAGATGTATGGGTAAGATTTGAACAAGGTAATATGATTAATTGTACATGGGGATCATTCATTAGTGGGAATGTGAAAAACGTATACGATAAGAGCAAGTTTGGCGTAGGTTACATTGGTGAAGGTAAATACAAGGTAACTGAAAACGGAGTATATGCACCTCAGTATTTAGCTTGGTCAGGGATGTTTATGAGATGTTACTCAAAAAGACATCAGGAAAAACATCCTACATACTTAGGTTGTACGGTTGCTAAAGAGTGGCACAATTATCAAAACTTTGCTAAATGGTACGATGAGAATTATTATGAAATTGATGGTCATAGAACACATTTGGATAAGGATATTCTGATTAAGGGTAATAAACTTTATTCACCAGATACATGTGTTTTTGTGCCACAGTTTATTAATGGATTGTTTCTAAAGAGGAATAAATTTAGAGGTGATCTTCCAATTGGAGTTAGGCGAAGTGGGAAGAAATTTGAAACGCTTGTTAATGACAATAAAGGCAATAGGCCGTATCTCGGGGTATATAATACGCCTGAAGAAGCATTTGAGGTGTATAAATTACATAAAGAAAAAGTGATTAAGGACATTGCAGAAGAGTACAAAGGGCGGCTACCCGATGCACTCTATGAAGCAATGTTAAATTATAGGGTAGAAATTACGGATTGATCATATCTATTGGCGTAGATACAATCGGTAAAGCTTATCTCACATAAAGTATAACACTGGAAATAAAAAATATACAAGCAATTTAATACATACTAAGGGTAGGAACAATGTTCTTGCCCTATTTTTATTCGAGGGAGATTGAGTAAATGAAGCAAAGCAGACTAGACATATTAGAAGAGATTTACAAGGAAGCAGTAGCATTTGAAACATTTGATGCAGGAGTTAAATACAGTGTCGAGGAGTTAGCAGCAAGTGGATTTGATTTATACTATCTTGAAGATGGTGGATACATTAGGATACCTGAAAGTGATCCTGATAAAGGGTGGGAAATCACCATTACATACAAAGGTGTGGATGCGGTAGAAATGCATCAAGCCTTTAAATAAATAACTTTCCCTTTACGGGCTGTGAAGGAATCACCCGACAACCAGTGCTAACGTCAAACAAGGACTACACTGACCTCTTAGCACAACAACTTTATGGGCTTCCTTCACATAATAATGAACGAGCTGTGATGGCTCACATACAACTGCTCGGATAATATGTTCGAGTGATAAGAATTGTCTCAAAGAGATGATCGGAGTGTAATATGGAAACAGGAAAGCATAATCCATTATTAGAAGCAAAGAAGTTACTTCAGCTAGCCATGAAAGAGAGTGGTCGTACTGCTGAGGATGTTATGGAAGCTTTAAATGAAGAAATGCATAAAGAGACGATTATTTGTTCTTGTGGTGATAAAGCCCACTTAGAGTTCCGAGACAAAAAAGGGCGAATTAAGGATACAATAGTCACTGTTAAAAATGTTCCTGTCTATGTATGTTATTCTTGCGATGAAAAGATTATGCTCGGCTCTGATAGTCTTCACTTTGCCAAGCAAGTGACGTCCCGAGGATAGAACAGCCAGCTATCACGCCTTAATGGTCTTAAAGAGATGTAGGGATGGCAGCCTACCGGGTAACATTGAAGTGCCAAGTAGCACACTTAACACAGGTCTTGCACCAGTTATATCGAGCCGTAAGGGCAATGGGCTGTATACCCAAAAGGTGTGCAGTCTTTTCTAATTTGATAAAGGGTGATTAAATGTCCAATGAGGTAAAGGATTCCCTTGAACAAGCATTGAAAGAGGTTCAGCTTATTCGAGCAGGTAAATTACCTAGAAGAAGTGCTAGACAGATGCTTGATGAGTTGAGAGTTAAAACCAGTAATATAACTAAAAACGCTCCAATATTAAAAGGTAAAGATGGAATGATTGAACTCAATCCTGATAATCCTCATCATAGGGAGTGGTTTGATGAATGTGAGTGGGATAAATTAGCCGATATTGCTGAAAAAGTTATGGAGTCAGAGGGATTTGGTGCTGATGATGTTAGGGATGATTTAAGTTCATTCAGAAGTATCAGGAATAAGTTTCAAGAAAAGATGAAGGAACAAGGAATAACTTATCAAGATGTAATGCTGAGTGTTGATAAGGATAGGGCAGATTATCGGAAAATGATGAAGGAATCAATGGAGTTTAGGATTAAGGCGAGGGACAGGGATTAGCTTACCGAGAGTGACGGTTCGAATATTACTCACGTGTATGTTGGTGGGAATGGACACTTTAAACCCGTATCCAGTGGTCGTGGATGATTCTCTACGACCTAATACATTGGTAAAGTTTGTTGGCATTTATTGTGCTGTGGAGGACTCCCCTTTAAAGTGGAGTCTTATTTTATTTATGGGGAGATGAAAAAATGAAAAACCTATCTTTTAGTTCAGCTCTTTTGCATTTGAAGAATGGATATAAAATTAAACGAGCTAATTGGGGCGGTTACTGGTATTTACCTCAAAGTCGAGTTGAACTATTCGATGATGGTGAGGTTTCCATGAATAATTTTATTGCTGCTAGATTAGTTGATGGATCATATGCACCTGCACAAGCATATCAAGGTGATTTATTGGCTGAGGATTGGGAGGTAATTAAGGAATGAAAATATTCTTTGATACTGAATTTACAGGCCTACATATTGTTATGACAAATTGATGAGCTTTTATTAAGAATCTAGGGGAGATGATTATTAATGGATAAAAAATTAATGGATATACATGAAGCTATAATGCTTGAGTTGAATAACATTAAGAGGATAATTGCTGAATCAGACAAATTAAGGCGAGAAGCTTTGGAGATGGAGCTTAGGTTTGTTAATGAGGATTTAAAGAACGCTTATAAAGATCCTTTAGCTGATGTGAATGAATTATTGTTAAAGAGGCAGATTATTAAGTTAGAGCTTGAGTTGATGGATTCAAAAAGTCGAGAAGTAGTTGTTATAGATGACATGACAGATACAATGAAAGAAAAGGGTAAAGTTGTATGTAGTTTAGGTGTTGATTATGAAACAGGATACCATCATTACAAAAATACTTGTGATCTCTTTGAACTAAAAGTAAAAGAGCTTAAGGATGAAAATGAAAAGCTGAGAAATTCATTGAAGGCGGTGCTGTAAATTGAGCACTGTCTTTTTATTTTTAGTTATTGTTACGCTGCTTGTATATATTTACTTGGCTGATAGGAATTATCGTGAAGAGCGTAAAGATTTGCTTAACAGGATTATGAGTAAGGATATTGTTGAGTATAAGGAATTGGAACAGGAACCAGTTAGTTATGAGCCTGTTGTGAGGACTGATGAGGAAGAATATTGGATGGAGATTGAGGAGAAGAAGGTATAGATTAAAATTGAGAGGTGAAAAGTTATGACAAATGATTCCCAAAGTGTCACAAACAGCAGTTTGAAGCCTGAACAGATTAACATGGCAAGAGTCCTTGCAGATCCAAGTGAAACAGGTACAATTGTGGACTTGTGTGAGCGGCATGGTGTGAATAGACGCACCTTTTATCGATGGATGGAAAAAAGGGAATTTGTTGAGTATGTTAATTCTTTAATTGATCAATACACTGATGCTGAATTGGCTAGTGTATGGAAAGCTTTATCATTAAAAGCTCGTCAAGGTGATACACAGGCCATCAAATTATTCTTTGAAATGAAAGGTAAGTACCGAGAAGTTAAAGAATTAAAACACACTGGGTTTTCTATTGAAGATTTCATAAAGAATCGAAACGATACCGAGTAAAATGCTGCTTTTATTGTATCAATAGAGTACACCCTCTTGACACATTTTTGAAACGTTGATAATATTGGCTTAACAATGTATCAATTACATGTATCAAAAATGAGAGGGAGATTGATATGGTAAAGTACGGATATGCACGGGTTTCATCGACTAAACAAGATTTAACAGTTCAACTTAAGTCCTTAGAGGAACAAGGAATCGAGAAAGCCAACATATTTAAGGAAAAGGTAAGTGGAAGAAAAAAGAATGATCGAGTAGAATTTCAAGCATTATTAGAAAAGGTTGAAAAAGGTGATTCAATTGTAGTCACTAAAATTGATCGTTTCGCACGTTCTACAAAGGATGCTCTTTCCACTATTGAATACTTAAATGAAAAAGGTGTAGGCTTAATTATACTCAATATGGGTGGAGATAAAGTTGATACCTCAACAGCAATTGGAAAACTTATGATTACTGTTTTATCTGGTATAGCTGAATTTGAAGCCGATATGATCAGAGAAAGGCAATTAGAGGGTATTGCAGAGGCTAAACGTAATGGAGTATATAAGGGTAGACCCAAAACATATACCGATAATAATAAGCGGCTGCAACATGCTCTGAACCTTTTTAATAACAGGCATGAGAATAAAATGACTGTGAATGAAATTGAAGAAGTTACAAATGTAAGCAGAGCAACAATCTATAGAGAAGCTAAGAGACAGAATAACTAAGGGACTTTCCTTCATTGGAGAGTCCTTTTTATTGTCCCAAAAGGTAGGTGATATTTATAGATCAGCAAACTAAGCAGCAGTTAAATGAATTACTAAATGACAATGAAAAATACATTGAATCATTCCTTAAGATACGCACAAAGGAAGGTAAACTTGTTCCATTTAGATTAAATTCCTCGCAGAAACGCTTATTACAGAAGATTGAAGAGTTAGAGAAGCAAGGTAAACCAATACGAATATTGATACTTAAAGCTCGTCAGATGGGATTTTCTACTCTTGCAGAAGGATTAATATTCAAACGTACAGCAACAAACATGTTAACCAATTCAATGATTGTTGCTCATACCAATGATGCTTCAACTGCATTGTTTAACATGTCTAAATTGTTCTATGAGGAATTACCAGCACCTTTAAGACCACTAAAAAAGAATTCAAATAGTAAAGAGTTAGTATTCGAGAATCCCTCACAGGATATTGAAGAGAAAAGGAATAATCCTGGCTTACGTTCAAAGATCCGTATTGATTCCAGTAATGGGGAAGGTGCAGGTCGTGGATCAACTATCCTTAATCTCCATGTATCTGAGCTGGCTTTCTGGTCTAATGCTGATGAAGTATTACTTGGTTTAATGCAAGCAGTCCCTAATACACCTAATACAATGGCAATTATAGAGAGTACTGCTAATGGTGTTGGTGGAACATTCTATAATATGTGGAAGCAAGCTGAACGAGGAGAGAATGATTATATTCCTATGTTCTTTCCTTGGTTTGAACATGCTGAATACTCCATGCCAACTCCTGATGATTTTGTTATTACAGATGAAGAGGAAGAATTAAAGAGACTATATAACCTTACTGATGATCAAATCACTTGGAGAAGATGGGCAATCAGGAATAACTGTGGTGGCGATGAAGATAAATTCAAACAGGAATATCCAGCATTTCCTGACGAAGCATTCCTGTCTTCAGGCCGTCCTAGATTCTCTATCGGTGTATTAAAGAAATGGCTTAGTAAAGCTAAATCAGGTACTAAAGGTTATGTAGAACAAGGTTCATTCGTTGAGGATTCTAAGGGTTTCATTGAACTATGGGAAAAACCTAATCCACAAGATGCTTATGTCATCGGAGCCGATGTATCTGAAGGGTTATCTCATGGTGACTATTCTGCTGCTAAAGTATGGAATGCTAAGACTAGAACTCAAGTAGCTAGATGGCATGGTCATATTGATCCTGATTTGTTTGCAGATGAGTTAGCTAAACTTGGTACATGGTATAACAATGCTCTGATAGCTTGTGAGTCTAATAATCATGGTCATACAGTATTAAATATCCTCAAACGTAAATACATCAATCTGTTTGAAATGGAAAAGTATGATGAAAATACTGATACAACAACTAAAAAGCTTGGTTGGCAGACGAATAAGAAAACGAAGCCTCTGGTTATCGACAACTTAGCATACATGATCCGAGAAAAGCAGATTATTACATACGATAAAACTTTTATCAGCGAGTGTATGACTTATATTCGTGAAGAAAATGGTTCAACTAATGCTCAGCAAGGTTGTTACGATGATACTGTCATGGCTTCAGCAATTGGATTACATGTAATGTCTAACTTTATAGATGATTACTTAGACAACTTTGATAATTATGGATACGAATTTAAAGGTAAATCAGATAGTCATTTACCTTTTGCATTGCAAGATGATGATGACAGTAGCCCGATTAGTTGGGTAGACCTGTAAAAGGAGGTGGAAGTGTTTGAAGGAAATTGAAACAGTTGAAGAAAGAAGTCAATATAAGAAAATAACGAGTGATTTTAGGAATTCATTAAGCTCATTAAAGGAATTACATAGTGAACTACGAGAATATGATGATTTTTACTTAGCAAAGCATTGGAATTCACAGAGGGCATCATGGCGTCCAGATCCTGTCATCAATTATGTCTCATACATTGTAGACCAAAAGGCTCCACAGTTAACGAATAACAGGCCAACAGGACTTATTTTACCTACAGCACAGGATGATGAAGAAGCAGCTAAACTGTTTACTCAAGTCACTGATACTGTTGCTGAACGGGTTGATTTAGATGATAAATTGGATCAATATGTCCGTACTGGATTGTTACATGGTACATCTTTTATAAAGGTGTATTGGGATAATTCACTCTCAGGTGGTCATCCATCTAAGAAGAATGTTTGGAAAGGTGATATCTCTATAGATTTACCGGATACATCCAATATCTATCCTGACCCTCAAGCAACTTGTGTGGATGATTGTAGATATATTATCTATGCAGTACCTAAAACCATTCAATGGGTGGAAGAAAAGTTCAATGTTAAATTACCTGCTGAACACTCATTTGAAACAGAAATATATGACCGTCCATCTACCACTTATGGTAAGGATAGAGTCATGTTTTATGAGTATTGGTACAAAAATAAAGAGGGTATTCATTGTATCTATGCTGCTGGTAATAAAATTCTTAAGACTATTAAGAAAGTATACAAGCATGGTAGATATCCATTTGTTGTATTTGTACCGAAGAAGAATAGGAAAAGTTTATTTGGAATTAGCGAAGTGAAGAATATCATGAACAATCAAAAGTTACTCAATAAGATGGTGGAATTACCTTCTACAAATACAATTTTACACGGTAATCCTATAACGCTGATTGATCCTAGAAGTGGTATTAACGCAGCCAAGTGGCAAAACAAACCGGGACAGGTAATACAAGCAAAAGACCCAACTAAAGCCGTACATCAGTTACAACCGCCTAAAATGAGCAACGATGTTTATAGACTGGCTGATAAGATTCAGGAGTATATTGAGCGTATCGGGGGTGTATATGATGCTGTAACAGGAAATACCCCACAAGGAGTAACTGCAGCAGCAGCCATTCAAATGTTGCAAGAGCAGGGGTCTATACCAATTAAGGGTATCGCCAGAAATTTGTATCAATCCATTAAGGATATTTATGAATTAATCATTGAATTGGTAAAGGAAAACTACACAGAAACACGCTATATCCGTATCGTTGGAGAAGATGGTAACTTTGAATTCAAGGAGTTTAATGCTTCCAAGTATGCTGAACTTGATTTAGATGTAAAGGTATCAGCAGGAGCATCCACTCCAACAAGTAAAGCATTCATTGCTCAACTTGGATCAGAATTATTTGATAAGGGTATCTTACTCCCTTCCGAATATGTTGAGATGCAGGAGAACTTACCTAATAAGGATCGAATTGTTCAAAGGTTACGTGAGGTGGAAAGTAAACCGCCTCCACAGGAAAAGCCAAGTGGTCAGCCTATGACTCCACCTGAACCACCAGACTTTAATACATTCATGCAGAATGCTCCTCCTGAATTACAACAGGAAGTACAGTTAATGATTGAGCAAGGCATGGATGAACAACAAATAATGCAAACGTTATTAGCACCTAGATAGGTGTTTTTATTTTGGGCTAGGGATGAGAGTTCTCTAGCCTTTTGTATTCCAAATTAATTCGCATACCAGCGAAGGAGGATTTATTTAATGTTTGAAAATGAAGTAATGGACGACAACCAGTTCGTTCAAGAAGAAGTAAATGAGCAAGAGGTAGTACAAGAAACTGAGCATCAAGAAGTTGAGACTGAAAATGTAGAAAATCAACCTACTGATACCACACAGGAAGATGATTTCTTTACAGTGAAGTACAACAAGGAAGATGTTCGGGTAACTCGTGATGAAGCCCCTAATTATATTCAAAAGGGCATGAATTACGACAAAATTTACCAACAAAAAGATACATACGAGCAACACCTAATTAAGATTATGTCTATCACAGGCTTCGGTTCAGTTGAGGAAATGTTAAAAGCTGCTGAGGAAGCTGAGACACAACGCAGAATTCAAGAAGAGGCTCAAAAATTAGGTGTAAGTGAAGAAACTTATATCAAGCATCATGAGCCAGTATTAAAAGAAGTAACCACACTTAAAAGTGAGCTTCAACATTTCAAACAACAAGAAGCTAATCGCAAAGTTGAAGCTGAGATCAATGATTTAAAGAGCAAATATGAGGACTTTGACAGCTATAAAGAACGAGTATTTGACCTTGCCATTAGCAGGAAACTCCCTTTAGAAGATGCTTATAAATTAGCTACTTATGAGGATCGGATAGAGAGTATTTCCAGGCAAAAGGAACAAGAGGTGTTAGCAAGGGTTACGGGTAGGGATGAAAAGCAAGTACTTGCAAGTAATGATAAACCTTCTGATAACACATTTGATCCTGCTAATATGAGTTTCTCAGATATTGAGAAGCTTAGCGAACGTGTAAAACGTGGGGAAAAGATTGCATTTTAACAAACAATACTAATTAATTGGAGATGATTTAACAATGGCAGTACAAACTACAAACACAGCAGGCTTATCGCCTACAATGCAAACATATTATGACAAGAAGCTTCTCGGAAGACTTCTACCTGAGCTGTTCCACTTGAAATTTGCTCAAAAGCGTCCACTACCTAAAAATGGTGGTAAAACAATTAACTTCCGTCAATTTACTGCTCTTCCTTTGGCTACTACTGCACTTGTTGAGGGTGTCAAACCTTCTGGAAGCGGTCTAAACATGACTCAGAAGACAGGTACAGTTAGCCAACATGGTGACTTTGTTGAAATTTCTGATGTGGTCGATCTAACTGCAATTGACCAAGTACTAGATGAAACAGCAGAACTTCTTGCTGAACAAGCTGCTCAAACCCTTGATGCTCTTGCTCGTGACGTATTGGTTGCAGGTACTTCAGTTCAGTATGCAAATGGTCGTGCTTCCCGTGCAACTATTGCTGCAGGAGATATTTTGACAGTCAATGAAATTCGTAAAGCAAAAAGGACACTAAAACGTGCCAACATTAAACCACTTGAAGGCGGAGACTATGTTGCTATCGTTGAGCCAGGTTCTGTTTATGATCTGCAGTCTGATCCAAAGTGGGAAGAAGTAAGTAAGTATGCAGGTGGAAAGCAAATCTTTAGCGGTGAAGTTGGTCGCCTTTATGGAGTTCGGTTTGTAGAAACTTCATTTGCAAAGAAATTTAACGGTGCAGGTGCAGCAGGAGTTGATGTATATGCAACTCTAGTTTTCGGTAAGGACTTCTATGGAATGGTGGACATTGAGAATTCTGGAGCTGTTCAGAATATCATCAAGCCTCACGGTTCCGCAGGTTCGGCCGACCCATTGAATCAAATTGCTACTTCTGGTTGGAAAGCCCTTTTCACAACTGTTCGACTTGAGGAACTTGCTTGCGTTCGTATTGAACACACTGTTTCTGGATAATCACACTTAAAGGGAAGGAGAGCAATCTCTTTCCCTTTTTATTTTACTAATAAAAATTGAGAGGAAGATTTTTAAATGGCGAAACAAGCAATCATGAATGATAACGAAATGGAAAAGATCACGGATAATACTGCTGCTGAATTAGCAAAGCAAACTAAGGTAAAAGTACGTATTCCAATGAGTCAAGAAATGAAACAAAAACTTGAAGCACAAATGAATGCAGGTAAAAAGGTTGAATGGCCATATCATCCTGTACAAATTAATGGATACATCTATCAAATCCAACTTGGGAAATCTGTAGAAGTTCCTGAGACTGTAGCAGAAATCCTTGAGCAAGCAGGATTAATCTAATTTAGAAAGGGTGATTTAAGATGAACCTCACTGCTTTAATTAAAGAGGTAGTAAAGGATAATGATGATTCCCTTTCTAATGGCGAAATAACTCAATGGTTAAACAGGGGGTTGGATGATATTTCACCCTATGCAAGACATAAAAAGTTTCAAACCATCATCCTTCCCCATAACCAAAAAAGTACTTCTTTACCCTCTGATCTATTTGAGATTGTCTATATCATGGACGAAGAGGGTAAGAAGAAATTTCACCAAATACCGTTTGATGATTTTCAATCAAGTGGCTTCAAACTATGGGGAAAAGAAATCCTCTTTCAACCTAGTTTCCAAGAAGATAAGGAATTAAGCCTTTATTATTACGGCAAATTACCACATTTAGTCAATGCTGAAGATGAGCCTGAATTACCTTCAGAGTTCCATGACCTATTGGTGCTTTACGCATTAGCAAAAGCGAAATACAAAGATGAAGAATTAGAAATGCACAGTGTAGCAATGAATGAATACACGAGACGGAAAGAAGAATTTATTTCTTTCAATCAGACAAGTGAAGTGTTCCAGATGCAAGAGGTGTATTGGTGATGTCTAAAAAGATCATTCACAAGTTAAATAGTTTTGTACATGGAATAAACGATAAAGATGCACCAAACTTAATCCTAGATAACTCTGTAGCAGATGCAGAGAATGTTGTATTTGGAAATGGAAAAGTTAGTAAAAGAAATGGCTATGTCCTGTATGCAAAGATTGGTACATCCAGAGATGCTACATGGGGCGATATTGGCGGCAAGAGTTGGAGTGATTTATTAAATGGCTAAATATACGGATGAATTTAAACTGTACTTACCGGATAGGAAAGATACAGACCTTAAAGCTGATGAAACACTGTCAGAGAACTTTACAATAATTGAAAATGAGATCAAATCACGCAAAGAAGAGGTATCAGCATTAGATACTAAAATGGGTGATTTAGAGTTATTAGATACAGCAGATAAAACGAGCTTTGCCCATGCTATAAATGAAGTAAAGAGAAATTCATCCATTGATGCTACTAACATTGTACAGAGGGAAGAATTTCAAGATAAAATTGGAAATTTACAGGGTAATAATACAGAGCTTAGTGCACAGTTGGCAGAGATACCGCAACAACTAAAAGAAGCCTCTAAATACGTTGTACCACCATTGTATGTAGAATCATTAGTAAGTTTTGGATGGATGGGCATAGGCACTCCTACAGGGGTAGCTAATTATGCAGGCGGTAATTATGAGTTAACCGTTAACGGTGTTGTAGGGAATAACTACTTTACTGTTACTGCTGGAAACATTGCAGATGCAGGTGCTACGACAACATGGGCAGCAGTATTAGAAAAAGCAAATTTAACCTATGAAGGCTACCGAGTTACGGGAACTGACGGAGTGAATAAGGTATATGTGTATCCGGATGTACGAGAAAGCGTAACAGGGGCAATCCTCGCTAACTTACATGACAACTCTCAGGGTCAGCACTATACAAAAAAAGGTTACAAAGCATTCGGGCAACATATTTTTAATCAGTCGGGCTTTTACTCTCAACGTCCAAAATACCTTGCAAGATTTTTAGGAACAGACACGGAGTCTCAATGGGTAAGCGTTGGAGCAATTAGCGGTCTTACTTATAATTGGGGGTTAAACCTCATTAACACCGATGGATTGCTTGTGAGTGATTTTAATCGTGCTCTTACTTTTGATACAGATGCTATTGGTGAAGGTATGGAATGGGAAGTTAATACCGACAAAAACAAAGGTTTTTTCGAGGGGTATATAAGCGCCTTTTCTGGCGGCAGTATTACCGTTGAATTTTATGTGGATAGTGTCTTAAAAAAGTCAGTTGTTATTGATCGTGGAGTAAAGAGACTAACCTTCGATTATAGTTATGGAACTACTGTCAAAGTTAAAGTAGTAAGTAATACGTCCGATGCAACCAAGATTAGAATAGGAAACTGCTATTGGTGGATTACATCACCTGTTTCTAATAATATTTTCGCCACAAAAAGCAAAGCTGTTTATCTAGGAGATAGCTGGGGAACGTACCACGATGGAGCGAATCCTAAAGAGATTGAACGATTATGGAAAGAAATTAATCCAGATGCAACGGTAATCATTCGATCGCAAGGCGGTATGACTAGTAAATATGGTCGCATGTGGTTTAATGATTATGTTCTTGCAAATAAACCTGACATTGTTATTATTGAATATTTTACTAACGATAATAACACGATTGTTAACCCTTCAAGCGCAACCACATTTATAGGTCCTGACGGACAGACATATAGCACAGCTGTAACGGAAAGTGAGTTTTACGAGAATATCAGATGGATGGTTGATACAGCCATTTTTAACGGTATTATTCCAGTCATCGTTATGCCTTCAACCACGGCTACTCAAACACAAACACAATATCATGCGATTCGTGCGTCAATGTTAGCGAATGGTAATAATATTGTTCCATCGGCTGGAGTTTTCAAAACACTAAACTCCCCAACTGCTTCTATTAACGAGGTAATTACAGATAAAGTTCAAACAAAGACGGCTGTAAATAAAGCACTTGAAGTTCTCGTAAATACGTTTGGCCTTGAACTAAAACCGAAAGTAACTATGTACGGTGGGAAATTACTTAAACTAATCAATAATAATGGAACAGAAATATTATCACTTACAGTGGATTCTTACGGAACAGGCGGTATATTAGCTGTTAAATCAATAGGAATATCAAATACAACAAATCCATTATTGCCTGTTGCATCAGCATCAGAACGTGGAAGATTGTACAGAGTAGAAGGTGGTGCAGGGGTAGCCGATAAGGTTTATTGTTGTATTAAAAATGCTAGTGATGCTTACGAATGGAAAGAACTTTAATTGACAAGAGGAAGAAACTGTGCAATATGTACCCTACCCGTTAAAACAGTCCTTTTATCGTATTATAAAGCACCTAATCACGGGTGCTTTTTTATTTTTCAGAAAGTGAGGTGAATATATGACAACATGGAACAAGATATTAACGATTGATTCCCCTTTGTCTACAATATACCCATTCTATAAAAGTGACTATAATGTAGAAATTCTAGCTGTACATAAAGATACTTTACATAAAGAAGCTAATGGTTCATTCATTGAAGTCGAAGGTTCATTGAATCAATCGGATGTAAAGATGGTTACATACAAGGACAGAGACATTAATGACGTTGTATTGATTGCAGATAAAGGGAAACTCAAGGTGTTTGATGGATCTATAGTAAAAGAAGTAACTCCACATGTTCCAAGCACCGATGAAGAGTCAGATCCTGGACTAAATGATATTAACAATCTAACTAACTTCCGTTCTATTGCGATAAAACAGGACAGAATTTATGCTGCTGCTCACCCTACAGTTAAGAATAGATTATCCTTTACTCATCATGATCCCGTTACCGGATTTGCTGCATACGATTACTTTCCAGCCACTTATTTCATTGATGTAGCCACAGACAATAATGATGAAATCACACACTTAGAAGTATTTAGGGATACACTTATTATCTTTTGTAAACGGTCTATATTCTTACTTCGTGGCGATGGTAGGACGATTAATGATTATCAGTTACATAAGATAAATGTTCCTAATGGTTGTATTGCACCTAACAGCGTATGTGCAGTTGAAAATGATTTATACTACTTAGCTGAAGATGGATTATATGCCATGTACTCCACTGATCGGGATTATGTCAGTTCTAGGCCGGTTTCCACTATAGAGAGCAATGGAAGGACATTATCTAGCATTGAGCATTCATTAAAGGAAATGCCATTGAAAATGAAGGAACATGCTGCGGCTATTTACTTTGACAACAAGTATTACCTTTCTTTTTCTAATGGAGTCACCTTTGTCTTTGATACCTCTATAGGAGCATGGACTAAGTATACGAATGTACAAGCAAACTCTTTCCTTGTAAGAAATGGTGAATTGTACTTTGCATCGAATGACGGGAACATTTATAAATTTGATGACCAAGTTTATTCAGATAATGGTGAACCCATTAAATTTGTACTCAAAACAAAGAATCTCGACTTTGGTCATCCGGTGCAGAACAAGAAATTTAAACTGTTTTGGGTTGTTGCTCAACAGTTTAATGATCAGCAGTCAGAATTTAACTTAGGTGCAAAAGTCGATTATATAGATATTGACCTAGAAGAAATAACACTTGATGAATCAAAGCCCTGGGGTTCATTTGTCTGGGGTGTTGATCAGTGGGGATTTAAAGAAGTCATCCAAAAGGAAATGCGTTTGCAGGAAAAAGGAAAGAATATACAGATTATCATAAGCAACGATAAAGTTGATCAGCCACTAACCATATATGAGTTAGTTTTCCAATACAAGCTAAAGAAACCGTAAGGAAGGTGAGTAAATGCCAAAGTTAGAGAGAATAAATGATTTTCGGAATGGAACGTCTTCAGATGCAGAACAAATGGATGCTGAATTTGACAATATTATTAAAGGCCATAATGCACTAGATGACATAGTTAAAGCTAAAACTTCCCTTACAGGTAATCATGAGGGAACGTGGCAAGGGTTGACTCCGGGTGAAGTTTCAGAAGCAGTTAATGGTGGTCGCCTCGATAAGATTGAACCATTGTTAAAGGATGAGGAATTAAAGAAGGTCACTTTAAAACGTGGTGAGAATAGTATCACTGTTGACCAGACTACCCTTTTAAAACCTGTAAAAATTGAAGGGAACCATCTTATCAATCTGTTAGGTAAAAAGGGAAGGGAAGCCAAGTCTTTTACATTAACAACTTCAGCAACAGATTATCACTTGTTAATCAATGATGGAACTGCAAATGTAACTGTCAATGGTGTATCAAGATCCACTCCTTATAAATTTACTGGACAATCTAATGTGGAATTGTCATGGTCATCAGGTAAAGTAGCTGTTTATAAAGTGGATAAAACAACCTATGACAAAGTTAATGTGATGGTTGATTATTCAAGCACTAACATTCTGAATCTGTTCCCATATGTTGACGATATAAAACCTCTAAAAAACCTTAAAATTGAAGTTAAAGATGCTTCCGGCAATGTGAAAAGTTCACTACAGTTTACTTCAACTTTATTTAAAGAGGAATCCTTGAATGAGGTAAAAAGGAATGTATGGGAAAAGACAAGTCGATGGACAGAACATGAGTTAAACGGTGAAGAGGAATACACTTTTGTTTCCAGCGGAACTACATACAAGGTTATTAAGTGGAAAAGAAAGTCTGTCCGTGTTTCAGATGACATTATTGGAGTTAAAACTGATGGAACAATACTAACATTTAAGGGGAATGATTCTGCTTTAACTGATGTAAATCAAGTTACCTACAATACTGCAGACCAATCTGTAAGTGTGAGTATTAAAAATGAAGACATGGGCTTAACAGCAGTTCAGTCACCTACTGATGAACAGATAAAGACTTTCTTTAAGACTTACAAGCTAAAATTGATACTCCATTATCCTGATATTGAAAAGCAAACAGTGATTTATAATGGTTCTGCTTATCTTGATAAAGGGGTTAATACAATCAATTTAGTTGAAGGGGATTTTGTTAACCGGTATGAAAATACTTGTAACGTTGGGAATACAGAAGTCATTTACTCTGTTAACTTTAAATCTTCTTACACTGAAACCGTTAAAGAAGTTTCTGGAATTGCAAATTTAGCTAGTCCTTTATCTGGTATTGGAAAGGCAGGGGGCATTGCAACTTTAAATTCCAATGGAAGAGTAGTTCGTCCGGATGGTAAGCAATCAGGATTCTATTCTGATTTTGTCCAGTGGTCAACTTTTGGGACACCTATGGATGCATCAACAGGCTACATAAAGAAAATACCATTAAAAGTAGTGCCATCTAAGCTTGAATTGTATTTAAAAGGTGACAATTATCAGAATGACCCTACACAAAATATAAAATTCTCAACAAATGAGGTTTTAATGAAACAAGGAAAATGGATAGCTTGGAATGTTAGACAAACATCTACTGTTTGGCTTACTCAACACGACGTTGTTCAAACGTTTGGAGTGGCTAACTCCAGTGTCATTTTTCAAAAGTTGAAAAAATGCTACATTAATGAGTCGAATGAACTTGTACTAGAATTTACAGGTAGTCCAGTAATACAAATACTATGCGAGGTGTGGGGAGAATGGTTGTAGTTTACAGAATTTCTGATTTAGCTTGTGTTGGAACTGTAGCCTCTAACATGACACCAGATGAGGAGATTGCTTTGAATGTGATTCCTAATTTTGGTGGAAATCCAGAGGACTACGGTATTCTTTCAACAGATTTATCAGACTTTGAGATTAAAGAAATAGATGGACAAATAATTGCAGTAGAAAGGGAGCCTTTAGAATAGGCTCTTTTTTTTAGTCTAAAGGAGAGTGAACAGATGGCTTATGAACAAGAGTATCAAGCTGCCCTAGAGAGACAGAAGAAAGGTATTTATAATGGTGCTTCTCCAACCGAAATTGATCAAAAGTATGGCAAGTATAAGGCTCCGACAGTTGAAGAGAAGTATGCCTCCATTGATGATTATAGAAAAAGAGAGCTTGATAAACTGAATAATGGTTATTACGATAACGCTGATAATCGTAGACAATGGTTATCGCCTAACGAGCAAAAGTTGTACGATTCAGGCAATCTTAAGGATTATTATTCTCAATCTGCTAAAGGGGCTTCTCCTTATGATGATTGGAATGAATACTTTAAGAAGCAAGAATCACAGAGTAATGGTGACGGTTCAACAAATGGCAATGGATATACTGGCTCATCAGGTCGTTCAACCTATACACCTTCACAAAGAGCAGCATTAAGCTTTGATGATGCTTCAAATCGTGTTAAACAACAGTTAGACCCTTTGTATGAAAGAGCATTAGAAAATGTGAATAAACAGCGTTATCAGAACGAATTAGACGCTTCTGAAGTGGCATCTAAACGTGGTCTTTCTCATTCTGGTTTAGCTGCAGATCAAATGAACAAGGTAGGTATTGCAGCACAAAGCAGTATTGCTGACTTGGATGCACAGAGGGCTTCACAGATTGCTCAAATGGCTCAAGCAATGGTTGAACGTGATCAGGATATGTCTTTACGTGAGAGGGCACAAGGACTGAGTGAATATCTTGGTGTTGGTAATCTTGATCTTAACCGTGAACAATTTGACTTTGGTAAATATACGAATGAACGTGACTTCAATTATAACAAGGATATTGATGCACGTAATTTTGATTACAGTAAAGCGATTGATGAGCGTAATTTCGGTTATCAACAGAGCAGGGATGCTCGTAGGGATGCAGAATGGGAATCTTCTCAGAAATGGGATCGTTGGGCATGGCAGGAACAGTTTGATTATGGAAAAGAACGTGATTCTGTCGGTGATAATAGATGGCAACAAGAATTTGATTACAAGAAATACTTTGACCAGTTACAAGATCAACGTGGACAAGAAGCTTTTGCATTCGAGAAAGCCAAGTATGCGAATGAAGACGAGTGGAGAAGGTATACATTCAATAACATGTCTGAAAGTGAAAAGGCTCAACTTAGTTGGGCACAGCAACAGTTTGGTGAAGAAATGGGCTGGAAGTATTGGGAAGCAACTAGACAAGATACTCTGTCAAGGGATGAAATGAATCTCAGCTATGGTGCTCAAGGTAATTCCCCCAGTGGTGGTTCAACTGGTCTTGGCTCGCTGAGTAAAAAATATGAGAGTGGAAATAGAGGACCTGGTACAGTAGCTAACAATGCAGGAGATATTGGCGGGGCTTCTTATGGTACATACCAGATTGCAACGAATACTGGAACAATGAAAGGATTCATGGGCTTCTTGAAGTCTAATGCTCCTGAATATTACAGTCAGTTAAGTAGATATGCTCCGGGTACAGGTGGATTTAATACAACTTGGAAAGCCATTGCTGCTTCAAATCCTGATGCATTTAATGGACTTCAACATGACTTTATTAAAGGCACTCACTATACACCAGCAGCTACTTCCATCAAGAATACACTTGGATTTGATATCACTAAGTATTCACCAGTAATCCAAGATGTTCTTTGGAGCACTGCTGTTCAACATGGAGCAGGGGGAGCGCAGAAGATATTTAAAGCAGCAGGTATTAAACCGGGTATGAGTGAGGAAGAAGTTATTAAGCGTGTATATACTGAGCGAGGAGCAAGAAATGGCCTTGAACACTTCGAGAGTTCTTCAGACGCCATAAGAAAATCGGTTGTAAATAGGTTGAAGAACGAAATGCAGGATGCTCTAAAGATGCTAGGTTAGGAGGGGAATAATGTATCAATTTGATGAAGAGAAATATGCACAGATAGCCAAGCAAATGTTTGGGAATACCCCGTCTTATTCAGATGATAGGGCAGCATATTACCAAGACTTAGGTTATCAGTCGTTTTTACGTAAAGAAGAGGAAAAGAAGCAAAAAGAGGCAGCTAAAAAGGCGAGTACAGGTTCATTCGATGTATTGAGTAAATATGGAATTAGTGGGACTGGAAACAGTCCTACTTCTATTAAAGCAGACAGTTATTATGATTTCCTTGAGAAGCCAAGTAAGGGAAGTACAGGGAAGAAGAGTAGCAAGAAGGATGATAAGCAGAATTCAATCATTGAGGATATAACGACTCCTTTGAAACAGTTTGGAAAAGGGATTAAGAATGTTTTTGATGGAGATAAAGAAACCACATTCACAGGTGCTTTTGAGGAATTAGTAAACAAAGGATTAGAGACTGAAAGAAGTTCAACAGTTAAAGCTTTAAAGCCAATTACTAATGAAGTTGGGCGTTCTGCTTCTAGATTTGCAAATACTGCTTCGCTTGGTATCCTTCAAAACCTTGCTGAGAAGACTGATGCAACCAGAGCAGATGAAATGGTGTTTAATAAGCGTAAAGGTGTGGGAGCAGTAGGTGACTTTGCTTCCGATGCTTTAGGATATCTCGTTCCGGGAACTGCAGCATATAAGGCTGTTAGGGGAACAGGATTAGGCTTAAAAGAGGGAGCTAAAGGCTTTACAAAGTTACGACAACTAGCTCAAGAAGGTGCTTTAGCTGGTGCAGCTATTGGCGCAGGAGAAGTTGGAGTAAGGGAAGCAATCAACCCTGATAAATACAATGCAATTGATAACCTATCCCATATAGGCTTAAGTGGAACAATTGGTGCTGTTGCTGATCCTGCTTTATACGGTATTGGTCAAATCATTAAACGTGGAATGAAGCCTAAAAATACTGCTCAACCTACATCCCAATCTGAAGAGCTTTTGGGATTACCTGAGCCTCAATTATTACTTCCAGAACCTCAAATGAGACTGCCAGAGCCTAATAAAGTCAATACATCACTTGATACATTTAATAACGCCTTCAAACGTCCTAGTGGTCTGTCAAATCCTATACCGGAAATGCCTAAGCCTTTAAGTCAAGCATTCACGAAGAGTAGATTGGAATCCCAAGGGTTAAATTTTGGATACAATACTAAAAACACACCTAAAGCTAGGAAAGATTTTTCACCAATTACAGCATCGGTTGATCCTTTAAATAGGAATCAAGCATATTGGCAAGGTAGGTATGAAGAGTTTGCTAAAGGAGTTAATGCTAATTATGACCTTAACAATTTAACCCCTGAAGCACTTGAGGATTTATGGAGTTCTTTTGCTCGTTATGATGAACCAGTCAAACTAAATGACGTGGTCGATTTAGCTTATCCGCAAGGATTTGAAGCTCCTCCTGCTGTGAAGGAACCAGCTAGGACAATTAAGGATGATTTAAAGGAAGATCCTCGTATTAATCAAATGGTTCAAGGATTATTTCCTTCTGTTAAATCAGAACCTAATATCTCTCGCAAGGCAACAATGGATGAAATGATTTCAAGGTTTGAACAAATCATTCCTAAGAAAAATCAGCAGCAAACCAATCCATCATTTGAGCCTCTGGTTTTCAAACGCACAGTTGAACAACCTAATCCAGAAGTAATTAACACTAATAGCACTTCAAGTAACAGGTTTGAAAGGATTACACCTGATAATGGTGGCTCTATGAAGAGGGTTACAAATGACCACATTGATCAGACAGTAGGAAATGCTGATTCATTTAGGAATAAAATTGACCGTAAGCCTAAGAAGGATAAGGGTAAATTATTCTCTGGTTTACGTACTCAATTCATTGATGATTTAGCACCTCTTGAAGAATTGGAAAAGTCAGTTACAGGTAAGGTTGCAAGTGCTGAGGATAGTCTATATAAACAAGGTCGTTTGTTTAAAGGTAGTCCTGAGAAAGCACATGTTATCATCCAAGAACAACTTGCACCAATTATTAACTCTGTTCAAAAAAGTGGCAAGAACTATCAGGATTTAGGGGATTACGCTTTAGCTGTACATGCTAAAGATGTTAATGCAAAGGGTATTAACTCTGGATTTACGAATGCAGAAATTGATGATGTCATTGCTAAATTGGGTACTCCTGAAATGGAAGCAGCAAGGAAAGAATTAATGGGCGTAAACAATTATGTCCTAGATATGCTGTCTACTGGTGACTCTCCTGTATTAGATCCAGAAAATGTAGCTTTCATGCGTGAGAAATGGGCTAATTATATGCCTTTATTCCGTTCGTTTGATGATGACAAAATTGAATTTGCTAATGGACTAGGTAAAGCTTTAGGAAATGTAACAAATCCAATTAAAAAGCTTGAAGGTTCTAGCCGTGATGTTATTGATCCAATTGAAAGTGTAGTCAAAAATATCATGAAAGCAGTTAACATTGTTGACCGTAACAATGTTGCTAGTAAACTGGGTAACTTAGCAGAGCAGGATGTTGACGGTAATTTTGTTCGGAAGTTAACTGATACTGAAGATACTGGCCGTTTAAATGTTATCAGTGTTATGGATAAAGGGAAGAAAGTAAAGTATGAAGTACCTCCTGATGTATACAAAGCCATTGTGAATATGGATAAGGAGTCAACGAATACACTGATTAAAATACTTCAAAAACCAGCATCAGCTTTAAGGGTAGGGGCAACATTGACACCTGAGTTTTCCATGAGGAACTTCTTGAGGGATGTTCCCAATGCTTACATTGTTTCAGAATCTGGATTTAATCCAATAATAGACTTTCCTGTAGGATTATGGCAATCTATATGGAAAGGTAAGAAGATTAAAATAGGTAACTTGGAGTTTAAGACTTCAGGGGATCTATATAATCAATGGGTGAAAGAAAATGGTGGATACGGAAACATTGTCTCAATGGATAGGGATTTGCATCAAAAGACATTAAAGCAGGTTCTTACGAAAGCTGATAAGGACTATATTAATGTACTGGATACTAAAACCTATACTAACCTTATGAAGCAACTTAAAAACCCTGTAGATGTTCTGAAATCTCCATTCAGTGTACTTAGAGCTATAGCAGATGTCAGCGAATCAGCAACTAAAGTCGGTGAATTCCGTGCTGCTAAACGTTCAGGTGTATCACTTCCAGAGGCTGCTTACAGATCAAGGGATATAATGGACTTTGCAAGGGCTGGAACTAGTATTAGGGAAGCAAATAAAGTTGTAGCCTTCTTGAATGCTAATATCCAAGGTAAAAGTAAACTGTGGAGAGCTTTCCAACAGAATCCTACAAAAGTATTCGGTAAGTCAGTTGCTGCAGTAACATTGCCTACAATTGGAGCTTTAGCTGCTCAACACAAGTTTGCAAATGAACGACAGAAAGAAATTCTAGGTGATGCTCCACAGTGGTTAAAGGATACTTTCTACTTAATACCTGTTCCGGGTACTAATCAGATTGCACGTATTCCGAAACCATTTGACCTGGCTTTCTTATTCTCTAACTCCATTGAACGTGCAGCAGACTTTGCGTTAAAGCATGACAAAACAGCTTTTGATGATTGGATGAAGCAAGGTTTATCAACTATGTCTGTACCAACAATGTTAACTGGTTTAGCACCTATTATTGAAGGGATGACAAACTATTCCTTCTTCAGACAATCTCCTATCATACCTCAAAGGGAGCAAAACATGGAGTTTCCTGATCAGTATGACGTTAATACAACTGAGACTGCTAAAGCTATAGCGAACCAAGTTAACAAGGTAACAAAAGGACAGGGATCGTTTAAAAACTTTGGTTCACCAAGAATCATTGATAACACTATCCAAGGATTTACAGCAGGACTGGGTGACTTGGGTACAAGTGCAATTGACTGGATAATTGATAAAGCTGATATAACTGATAATCCAGAAAGACCTAAAAAGAGTATTGACCAGAAGCCAATTACAAGAGCTTTCCTTGTTAATCAAAATTCTTCTAATGAATCCCTTGATAAGTTTTACAAGTTGAAAGATCAGTTAACTAAGGCCAGAGGTTCAGCTACTCAAAATAATGGTGAGTTCCAAGATGAGCAACTGTATGATGATGTAAATGAAATTTCCAAGGTGATGAGTGACTTAAACAAAGAAATCAGAGCAGTGGAAAACTCACCTGAATTATCAGGTGAAGAGAAACAAACCATCTTGAGGGATTTAATCAGCCAGAGGAATGCCATTGCTCGTCAAGCGTTTAGTGTATTAAAACCGGGAGAGTGATAATATGGCTTGGTATCATCTGATTGCAGTCTACATGATTATAATTGGAGCGATTATCTTTACTGTCATACCTGATAAATCTTTGTTGTTATGGGGAGTGATTGCTTTTCTCATACTTGGTGGATTATTAATGGGGATATTCCTCCCACATAAGGAAGATAAATATGCAGATTAGAGGGCTGATAATTCAGTCCTCTTTTTATTTGGAGGTGGAAAGAATGATTCAGGAAGCTTCAAAAATGTTTCAAGAGATAGCTAGTACATACGGTATCATGTTTGCCTTATTTATTGCTTTATTAGTATGGGTACTACATAAAAATGATGTGCGAGAAACCAGATATATAGAACGTGAGGACAAATATCTCACTGTCATTCAAACGCTGTCCGAAGATGTTAAAGAGCGACTAGCTAAAATCGAAACTCAGATATTTAGAGGAGGCAAAAGGAATGAAGACTAAACTAAAAAATTATGGTTTATGGATTGCTATGGCAGCATTAGGGTATATGGTGCTTGAAGATTTAGGGTATACAATTGATCCTACTCGCTGGGAAACTTATGTCACTTTAATTGGCGGTATTTTAGTTACTCTTGGAGTCGTGAGTAATCCAAGTGATGGTAAAGGGTTTAAGGATAATGGTGATCAGTGATGTATCAAATCACAAGAGAATACATAGCTAAAGGGAAAGCAAGGAGTGGACAGCCTCTTGGTGCAGTAAAGGGAATCGTTTCCCATGATACTGGGAATTCAGGGAGCACTGCACATGGAAATAGGAATTACTTCAACAATCAGCAACCGTCTGCATCTGCCCATACATTCATTGATGATAAATACATACTAGAAATTGTACCATTATCCGAAAAGGCATGGCATGTTCGTTATGATATGGACAAAAAATTATGCGGTCATTTTGCTAATGATCATCTAATTGGTGTTGAGTTATGTTGGGGCGGGAAGATTGATTTCAAAAAGGCGTATGACATGTACGTGTGGTATCATGCTTACCTGTGTAAGACTTATAAGCTTGATCCTAGGCGTGATATTTACTCTCATAAGCAATTAGACCCTAAACGGAAAACAGACCCAGATAACGCTCTGAATCGCTTTGGTATCACATGGCAAATGTTCTTGAATGATGTTTACCAGATGTTTACAAAGTTTGATGAAATAGAGGAGGAAGATGAAATGTTGAAGGAAAGATTTGAACCGATTGAACATAAGGATTTAACCTCTGGACAATTAAATATGCTAAACCGATTAATTGAAATTAAAGCCATTTCTAAAGACTACAAGCCAAGTAGAAACACGCTTGAAACAATGAGTATTATTGACTCTGCATTCAAGAATAGTGGGTTTTATGACTTTGCTAAGAAGTAAGTACATAAAAAGCCTCTCACTTAATTGTGAGGGGCTTCTTTTATTGTTGTTTTGTTTACTTTCTTATTGTTTGCTTTAATTAAATCTAAGACCATCCATATAAACAAGGCTGGAAGGTATGTTATGAAGCCTACCTCTAAGCTCATTGTAAAAGATGTAATAGCTAAAATTAATATTGCAGCACCAATGAATGATACAAAAATCTTTGTCTTATTGTCGAGGAATTTAAACAGGACAATACCAAACAGATTATAAATGATCCACGTTGCCACTAAAGCACCTAGAAAGCCGATTAAATAATCCATATCTACTCCCCCATACTCATACTACGAAAATTATATCATGAAGTTATATTGGTAAACACCCAACAATTACAAAATATTTCCAATACAAATCAAACTAACATAAATCACATATCAAAGAAATCATCTCTGTCTACATCATAACCCCAGGACTTTAAAGCTCGTTGTATTTTCGTCCATGTTTCAATCTTAGGAACATGTTCTTTATCAGTACAGATATTTGATATTGTAGTTCGTCCAACTTTTGACTTTTTAGCAAGATCATTCTGCACTAATCCTTGCTTATCCAACCATTTACCAAATTTACTCCTATTCTTACCCAGTCCAAACATATACCTCACTCCTGACAAGCTTTTTTCAACAGTCTTGTCTAAATTTCCACTTTTTAAACTCAGGGAAATTTTTTTGAAATAAGGTAAACTTTCGGGAATATCGGACAATCAGCCTTAAATACCTTTTAACATACCAACTTAAATGCCAAATGGAATACCAAATTACTATACCAAATCTCTATACCAGTCATAATTCTACCCTAGTATTCCAATTGGAAGTGGAGAATTCTAATACGGCCAACTTAGGACGCATTAATCAAGCTACCTTTTACTTGGGATTTATCTAAAGATAATCAATTGAAAGGGGTGGTATCATGCTAGTTGAAGTTCTAACCTCATTTCTAGCTGCAGGAATCTTAGGTACATCATTCATTTATCAGCAAGGTGGTGGCGGCAATGACCACAAGAAAATTGAGACAATAGCAGCCAATAGTGGATTGATTTCTAAGGACAAAAAGTCCATCAGGATTCATCGGAGGACTAGGCAAAAAGGATATACAGAATACGTTTATCAGATGCCACAGGGATTGTCAGAAAAGGACTTTCAAGATAAGTTACATCGTTTTCAAGATGGTCTAAATATTAAGCGTACAGTGCTGGACATTACAATGGATGATATTAAGGGATTGAAGCTAAATAAGACACTTCCCGAACAGATACAGGACTTATTAAAGAAGAAACGTGAGCTTAAAAAGGAAGTTGAAATCAGTTTTGATGGCATGTTAATCTTCCGGGTTTATGAAGAGCCGTTAACGACAGAGTGGTTTTTCAATGAAAAATTAGCGAAGAAATGTAAGGGTTGGAATGTACCTGTAGGATTGAGTAGAAGGGGATTAATTTTTCATGATTTTGAAAAGAAGAGTCATATTATTGTTGCTGGAACTACTGACTTCGGTAAATCAAATTGGGTAAACTGTACCATTAATACGCTTCTATATAAGCATCCTGAGTATGTTTCCTTTACGCTTGTTGATTTAAAGGGTGGACTTGAATTCAATCGCTATCGTAATTTAAAGCAGGTTAAAGCGTATGCCAGCAATGTAGAAGAAGCTCAGGAAGCATTAGGTATGGCAGTTGAGGAAATGAATCGAGTGACAGAGCATTTACTTGAAAAAGGTTATTCAAATGTAAAAGAAGCAGGTTACAAAGGAAGACATTTCATTGTAATTGATGAAGCTGCAGACATGGCTGATGATGCAAAGTGCCAGGAATTATTAAAGGATATAGCTAGAAAGGGTCGAGCGAGTGGACTGAGGCTGATTTATACGACCCAGTATCCAACGAAAGAAACCATTAGCTCACAGGTAAAAAGAAACTGTATAGGCAGACTGTGCTTTGTTTTAGATACATCAACAGCAAGTAATGTTGTATTAGATCAAAGTGGAGCAGAAAACCTCCCATTGATACAAGGTAGAGCTTTATATAAGGATGTCAGGTTAATTGAAGTGCAAGCACCTTATATAACTGATAATGAGATAAATAAGTTTATCAAACCTCATATCAACATTAGACCACGGAGGGATAGTAATGAAGAAACTGGCGCAAAAGGAAAGCCGGGAGGAAAACATACTCTTATCATTGAAGAGACACCACTATCTAACTAGATCCCAATTACAACAACTCCACAACCTTAAATCTGTACGGAATGCAAATAGGATACTGAAGGAAATGGAGGAGTATGTTTCATCCTTTCGTGATATTGAAAATGTCTACTATCTAAACACAGAGGGCAGGGAACGAGTCGGAGCTACAAAAGTATGCAAGAAAACTCCACAGGCCAGACATTACATTATGAGGAATGCTTTATTCATTGCTCTAGGTCGTCCTAGTACATGGAAGATGGAAATGGAACTAAGGACTGCTGATGGAAGTGTAAGGGTTGTTGCTGATGCACTGTTTACAATGGGTAAGCAGATTAACATTATTGAAGTTGATAATACACAAAAGATGTCAGTGAATAAAACGAAGACAGACAAATATAGGGAACTGATTTCATTAGGATGCTTTGAAGCAGAACCTAAGTTTATATGGGTAACATTAACCGATTACCGGAAGAAACGCCTTGAAAAACTTTGTGAGGGATTGAAAGCGAAGATATTTACCATCCATGACCTACACTGAGGAGGATACATCATGAGAGTGCAAACAGTGGGTACAATTAGTCAATTTATGGCTAGGGAGCATTCAATCAAGGATCAGGTGAAACGGTTAAATAAAGAGGCTAAAAAGTACGGTATCAAAGCTAAATTGACTAGTGTTGCAGGAGGTTTAGCAGTAGCATTAACACCTGTCTCAGCTTTTGCACAGACCCCTGCAGAGTTTGTTAAAGGGAAAGCCCAAGAGCAAATAATGAGTGCATTCATGCCTCTTGTGGACTTGATACAGGCATTAAGTTATCCGGTAGCTGCAATTATGCTAACAGGTGGAGCCTTAATGTTCATGATAAATCAAAAGGATAAGGGAATTGGGTTAATACAGAATGCTAGTATAGGTTATATCCTTGTACAATTGATGCCTTTATTCCTTAAGATACTAGTTGGATTAGGGAGCACAGTGGGATTGGGAATTTGGATTTAAATGTAAAAAACCACCAGTTAGAATTGGTGGTTTTCTTCATTATATTCGTATGGAAGAATGCTGTCTATTGTATAAGTCTTTTCCATACCTTTTGTTCTGGCTACATAATTTAAATGATCCAGTAAGGAAGATAGAGTTTCTATGTCTACTCTTTTAACTTTCCCTCGTGACAAGTCTAGTACAGTGGCTGGACGTGTCTTTGTTTCTACAGCTAGATAATTCTTGGTAATTTCTAGCTCTTCCAAGATGTTATCTAAATTAAAATTTACACCCATGTTCTCCCTCTCCGATCATAGTTCTATATATCACTTATTATACACAATATTACTGATAAAGTATTACGCAAAAATCAACTCTGAGAAAAAAATGTAAAAAATTCTAAATTCCCCCTTGTCATATTACGGTAAACGTAATACAATACGAGTATAAGTTATTCAAATAACGTAATACTTAAAAGGTATTACTTTAAAAGGGGGTTAAGCAGTGACATTGTTAGACAAAGTATTAGTCATGGAAGACAACATGTATCAAGCCTACAATTGCTTAATGCTAGACGAAGATCACGCACTTTTCTTTACAGAATACACGCTCAACTTATCAAGAGTATATCCAACAAGTGAATCCAGCTTACTGTATGTGGAAGGGGATAAAAGGATCTACCTAGCTACACACATCAAGATAGTGGATGAAGAGCAGCAGCTGGAGGAAGCGAAAGAGATGATCCTTAAAGCATCATTTCATGATTATCTAACTAAAGTTTACGAATATTGTCCAGATAGCCTTTGTATTATTGCACCTAACGATTACAAAGTAAAAAAAGTGTAGAGCAGATTGCCTCACTAAATTAAAACTAGAGGCTGCACGATATTTAGTGCTACCTCACCAAAAAATCTAACTCAAAGGGAGAGTTACATATTATGAATACTCTATTAAACGGTACGGTTACTTTAAATGTTAGTGCACTAACTCAAATGTCTGCTGGGGAAAGCAAAGTAAATCTTCATCCGCAAACACTTATTGGCGGTAAATTAATTCTTGTCTTAGCAAATGGTCAGCAAGTCGAAGCAACAATAAATGAGTTTCACGAAGTTGAGTTAGCAGCGTTCAATCCTTACACACACGATGAAATTTATGACGACAGTTACATTGGCGATATTATTTGATACTCAATTATCTTTAAATATCTGAATAGTGGGACGGTATGGTGATTACGACTACACCGTCCTTCACTTAGAAGGAGTGAATGTAATGACATACGAAGAAATCACTCAGCAGATTGAAAAAACAGATGCAATTCTTGGATATTTCCAAGAGTTGTACAGAGCAACTCCAATTGAGCAAGAGGAAGTTCTTGATTTCATAGGGGGAACAATGTAGACAAATTAATGATAAATGGATGCAATTAATGAAGCAGCGAAGAGAAATTATTAAGGCAGAGTACCATAAAAAAGATGAGGGGAATTAATACCCTCATCTTGAAAAAAGGTAACAAAAAAGTAACGAATACTCTATAACTACGTTGAATATAATGGTACGTTGTAGTATTGAAACTGGATTAAATCAACGTTTCTAGGATTAGCTAGGATTAAATGATACTGTAGAACTTCCTTGACAGGGAAGGGGTCGGGGGTTCGAATCCCTCTCAGATCATAAATATTGTTGTATCAAGGTTTGTAGCATACTTACAGCATTGAAAAATGTTGTGGTCGCACTGAAACCTGATACAAGTCCGATAAACCACTTCACAAATTTCTGTGAGGTGGTTTTTTTTGTTGTTACAATTTGCTATCAAAGACTTCTTAGACGACAGAGAGTTTAAAAATGTCACTCCTAACACACTGAACAATTACAAAATCATGCTAGGTCAATTCCTCGACTTTTGCATTGAAAATGAAATTGTAAATGTTCAAGATGTAACCCCGAATATCGTTAAAAAATTTATTCTCTATTATCAGAAGAAAGGGAATAATGCAACTTCCACAAATTCAAAACTACAGAGGATTAGGGTCTTCTTCAATTACATGATTGAGATTGAGGTTATCCAGAAGAATCCTGCAAACAAAATCCAAAAAGCAAAAGAAGATGTCCGTATAGATGTTTTTACGGATTATCACATTAAGCAAATGCTTACCTATTACCGAAGAATTAAACAACGGGAAAAAGCCTTCTGGGCTTACAGGGATCACACCATTATTGTTACTTTACTTGGAACAGGTATCCGACTTTCTGAATTAACTTCATTAAAATGGTCTGATATTGATTTCCAGAATCACACTCTATCCGTTTTCGGAAAGAATCGTAAACGTGAAACAATTCCTGTAACGGAAAAGGTGATTAAGGAGTTATCTGCCTACAGGATATATTGTCAGCAATTCTTTGGCAATGACAGAGTAAATCCTTTTGTATTTACAGATAGAGATAATCAGGAATTAACCCCTAATGCAGTAAAGTGCATGTTCAAGAGGTTATCAAAGGTAATGAATTTTCGAGATGTTAGACTTTCTGCTCACACATTCCGGCATTCATTCTGTCAGCGTTGTATTCATGCAGGAATGAGTACATTTGCCATTCAAAGGCTAATGAGACACAGTTCTATTGCTGTAACGGAAAAGTATGCAGCCATGTGGGGGAATGACTTGAAGGAGCAGAATGATAAATTTAATCCTTTAAATTCCTTGGAGATATGACATGACAAACCTAGATAAGGAATGGCTAGAACTTGTCGCTCATGCCAAACAACTAGGTCTAACAATTGAGGAAATACGAAAATTTATCCTATCTGAACAAAAGGAGAAGAGGAAATGAAAAATAGCCAGTATGAATTGAAGGTAATGGAATGGATTAAGAATCATTTTGACCTGTCTGCAATCGTTATAGAGGACTTTAGTGTACTTCCATATGGGAAGCGTATCCTTGATATGGATGGTGGAGAAATGGCAGTATTCTATGATTTCTTCAAAGAGGAAATTCAGTATTTGTTTCCTACTGAAAGTGCTTATTAAGAAAAATAAAATGGGGCTAAGTGCGCTAACACTTAACCCCTGATCCCATAAAAAATTTTAACCCCTCAAGTCACAATTTAATATGGAATACCTGCCTTCATTTTATAAGAATTTTCCAAATAATGCAAGGTGTAGTTTGCTTTTGTCTTTTTTAGGTATTCCAGTGTGAGTTGCCCATAAGCACACTATAATAAAACTGGTCAGGTGTGTTCGAGCCGCTGCTAGAAACTCGAAATAGGCAAGTTAGATCAGTTCCCTATTACTGGGCTTGCTGAATGGTGCGAACGACCATTAACGGTTCGGTGGAAAGTTTGAGGTAGATATACCTGCAAGGTAAGCCACATTTTCCTGTCATGGGCAAACTTTTGACAGTAGGCTTATTAGGATGAAAAATCCTCGACCAATAGGGGCTTACGCTATACGGATACCATAACCCGATATACAAAAGTGTCGATTGCCTGTGTTCATTTGATTTTTTGTCATTTGAGCATAGGCAACAACTTCGCTTATCTAGCCGTTGTCCATCCACCTCAACCAAAAGTAGGGGATGGTGGTAGGACAAGTCAAGTGTTAAGTAACAAAAAGATTGTGAAACTACGGAAATAGAAACGCTGTGAACGTTGATATGATAAGGGTGTGCCGAGATAAGGATTCACAATCTTTCGAGAAACCTAGATATATCAGGGGTTTAAGGCAATTTTCCTTAATCGTCTACAAAGGAAGAAAATTGCTACCGTTTTTAAAACAGTCGATTACTTGATACAAAAGGAATTGTGCGGAATTTCATAGAGGAGAAATCACTTAAAACCTTCATATATCAACGTTTAAAAGCATTTTTTCTTAATCTCCCCTAAAGGAAGAAAATGTCCAAGTTTGAAGAACTGTTAATCCCTTGAGGAATAAGCATTCTGTAAAATATTCATTTGGTTAATGGGTTGGAAATCCCTTTATATCAACGGCTATAGCCCTTATTACAGAATAACTGTTAAAGGAATAAAACTGTAACGCTTTGGATTCAAGATGAAACCCTAGCGTATAGCATCCTATGAAAATTTCAAAGTTGTGACATGATGGAAGTAGTTAATTATCAATACTTTCAAGCAAGATTCCTTAATGTTCTCTAAAGGAAGAAAAGTAAAGAAGGTACAAAGTAGCGAAAATAGAAACTGTTCAAACCCCTGGTACATCAACAATCTCTGAAAATTTTAAAACTGTAAATATTCTCTGAACCTTGATATATCAACGTTTGTAGCACTTTTTACAGAATAACCGTTAAAGGAAGAAAAAGCGTGTATAAACAGATAGTGTACTAATACTCAATAGATAAGAGTTGCATCTACATTTGAATAAAGCACTTTCAGTAGAAATCTTTCAATATCAACGTTAGTGGAGTGTTTTTCTTAATAACCGTTAAAGGAAGAAAACTAATTAGCATATTAGATTGAAGTATAATTTAAATTACCCCATATAGGTATATAGGTTATTTGTATAAATAGAAATCCCTCAAATCATTGGTGTATCAATGATTGTTAAAAAATTCAAAAGAAGAAATCTAAAATTAAATTGGTAAATCCCTTGGTATTCCAATGTTATTTGCCACTATGGGGGTATATATTATAGAATCTCCCCTAAAGGAAGAAAATTATCGAGTGATAGAAACATTATTAAGTATCGGTGGATCAATGCTCCAAAATTTATTACAGTATTTGTGAAGTATCCTCTAAAGGAACAATTTAATACAATACTTATTTTATCTGAACACACTTCTGGGAAAGTGACGGAATAGAAAACAGTGTCGATACTTACTCTCCCAACGTTTAGAACAACTTTTAGTTTTTTTGTTACTATGATAGAAAAATTAAAATAACCACCAAATAAAAAACGCTGTATACCTTGCGGCTCTAAGGCTCAAGCGATTTTTTGTTTTTCTGTTACTATGGTAGAGAATGTGTTAAGAAATGAAAATAACTTCACAACCCTTGCGCCTGTATGGTTTAAGCGTATTACTATAATTTTGTTACTATGATAGAGAAATTCTCGATTGTTAGAATGATATATATCAGTATAGATAACGCTTAGTAATTCAATAATTTTAGCAGGTGTATTTTCTAAAATGCCCACTTTACCAAAATGAAATTTCATGTAACGCTTTTTAAATCATTAAAAACACTAGCATTTATAAGGGTTAAAAGGTACTTTAGAAAATTTGTTACTATGAAAGAAGGATGTTTGAAAAAGTGCTTATATATCAGAGTGGGTAATACTTGGTATTTACAGGATAGAAGCAATATAAATTTCTAAAAAAATTCTAATCAATTAGACGGTATATATCAGAATGGATAGCATCTTTGAATATTTAAAATAAAGGGTAATATAGTTGCTAGATGTTTGGATATGTCCCCTTACACATACTCCCCCAAGGGATTGAGCGGTTTTTAGTTATTCTGTTACTAATGATAAGAAAGTAAAAAATTTAAGAATATTTTCAGGAAGAAGTCTCTTGAACCTTACAGCCCCAACAATTTTAAGTATCGACAAATGGAAGATGAGTAATTTTCATTGAATTGGTAACTATAGTTCCCGCTTGAATGAAGGTTATTACCTTCCAGTGACATTATTATGTTATTGTACCTCCTTGGTCAGTATCACTTGCTGACTTCCATTTTCTGCGAGTAGTCGATAATTCGGCTACTCTTATTTTTTTAACTCATAATATTGAACTATTAAATTATAGGAGGGTTGACAATGGACTTAGCAACAATTCCAGTTGAACAAGTTATCTCTAATGGTATCTTCGCTATCCTCTTCGTTTGGTTACTGCTTGATACAAGAAAAGAAGCCAAAGTTAGAGAAGAGAAATTAACAGGCCAGATTGAAAAGCAAAATGCCAACATGGACAGAATCGTTTTATCAATTGAAAGACTAGAACAAAAAGTATCAACTTTGAAGGAGGTTAAATAATGGCTGAAATTACTTCTGCTGCTTATCAAGCATTAAGGGATCATATTCAATCCAATTGGAAGTATATTGAGTTACAAGATGAAGCAGGGGCAAAGATTGTTAGATTGTCTCCTTCTGATAGTCGTGTAACATGGCAACATGCAACAGGTGAAAATACACTCAAATTACAAGTCGTCATTAAGGGTTCTGATGCAGACATAGTTAAACCTAAGACATTTGCAAAGTCAGTTCTATTTAATGTGGCTACTGGTGGACAGTCATTCAGTACAGAAGCATATACACCTTTTACAATTGAATCTGATCAAGACGAATTAACAGTTATCCATAACATTGAAGTGCCGAAAGTTTAGGTGATGTTCAATGCAAGGCATGGGAACACAAAGTAATCCCTTTCTCATTTCAACACCTCAAGACCTAGATAATGTTAGAAATAACCTGACTGCCTATTATGAACTTACAAATGATATTGATATGGCTAAATGGGGGAATTTTAATCCTATTGTCAAAGGTAGTAATTATTTTAAAGGTCAGTTTGATGGTAAGGGATATAAGATTCAAAATCTAACAATAAATCAGAGTGTAGGAAACAATGGATTATTTTCTGTCATTGATAATACATTAGCATTGGTAAAAAATGTTGGATTAGAAAACTGTAAAATATATGCTCCAGAGGGTAGTTGGACTGGTGCTATAGTAGGTCGATTAAGTAATGGTCTGGTGGAGAATTGTTATTCTACAGGCCAGATTAAAGGAAGGTATATGGTTGGCGGTGTCGTTGGTCAATTTAATGGGGGAACGGTGAAAGATTGTTTCTCTCATGCTAATGTTGAGGGATTAGGAAGAATTGGGGGATTAATCGGCTATATAGGTGGTTCTTCCTGTAAGGTTATAAATTCCTACTCAACAGGTCGAGCGGTTGCTACTGAAATCGGTACTAAATATCTTGCACAAGGATTAATTGGAGAAAATGCTGCATCTGCTATAATTACTAATTCCTATTGGGATCAGGATAGTAGTGGCTTATTGGTTTCTGATGGTGGAATAGGTAAAACAACTACTGAAATGAAGCAAAGAGAAACCTTTGTTGGTTGGGATTTTACTTCTGTATGGGGAATTGAAAATGGGTATCCATACTTGCAGGTATTCGGAATACCTCAAGCACCTCCAAAAACTCTTACAATTTCTTTAGTTTCTTCAATTAAAAATCTTCATGGGGGTTTATATAGGGCAACTAAAACAAGCAAAGAATTATCAACGTATTCTAATGCTTTCCAGACCTCATATAAGCGTTATACAGCAACTTTAAGAGAAACCTCGACCTATTTATCACATTTAGAAACCAACGCTGAAAAGTTCTCTAGGGTTGTTAGAAGTGGTAACAGAAATGTTTATACATACATTAATACAATCCATTCCTATGCAAACAGAGAATCCAAAACGGTTAGGAATTTGATAGCACAAATAAAGCCGTTAGAGACTCATATAGTCGCTCTATTACCATTTAATACAATTATGCCTAATGCCTATCTAAGTATCCTAGAAAATGGCTGTAGGGTTGTTAAAATGGAGAATGTGACCGAGGTTTCTTACATAGTAAATCCTTCGTTTGTGGAGGTGATGAAATGATACAAGGGGATACAGTAAGGTTAAAAGTCCATTTTAAAACTTTTACTGGACAGTCAGTTGATCCTACAGATATTAAACTGACCATTTACAAAAATGATAAATCACAAGTTGAACAAATTGCTATTACAGACAGCGACAAGGAAAAAGTCGGTGTCTATTTTTATGATTATAATCCTGCCAGTGAATTGAACGAATTTATATTCGAGTTTGCTGGCAGTTATAATAACAAGCCTATTCTCAATAGAGGAAAGGTGGAAGTCAAATTTACTTAATCAGGAGGAAGAGAAATGTCAGAAGAAATTAGTTTTACCCAAGAGCAGTTGCAAGTGGAAATTGGCAAGGCAAAGAATGAGTGGATGGAAAAAGAGTTAAATCCCATCATTCAAGAAAGGGATGGATTGCTTCAATTCAAACCTAAAGAGTTATCAGATGAAGAGAAGGCACTTAAAACTAAAGAACAGGAGTTATTTCAAAAAGAAGTCACTCTTGAACTAAAGTCAGCAGGACTAGAAAAGTTCGCTGATTTTTTTAATGTCCAAAAAATTGAGGAACTACAGCCCCAGGTGGAAAAGTTTCAAAGTCTTATTAATGAGATGAAAGTTGAAATGGGTTATATCCCTGCTGACCATAAGAAGTCAGATGAATTTACAAAGTTTGAAAAGGATAAGAATACAGTCGGCATGATCGGCAGCAAATTATCCAAACTATTTAACTAAAACCATACTAAAGGAGAATGATTATTAATGTTTAAATCTACTAACTTCACTAACTTGGAACAGGTATCTCTAGCAAAGGAAATTGCTCTTATTGGAGTACAGGCAACACCACTTACATCTATGCTTATGGCAAAAGGTAACATTGAAAAGGCTCTTTCCACTATTCATACGTGGAGGGAAAAGACACTTGACCATGATGAGGATTTATCAGCACTAGAAGGTTCAGATGAAATTAAGTTTTATGAAACTGCAAGGGCAGAGTTATCGAACATCCTTGAAATTTTCAAAAAGGGTGCTTCTATTTCTGGGACTGCTTCTGCTATGAACTCTACACAATTTGCAAGTGAAGTAAATGACCGCCTTCTTGAACTGAAAATTAACATGGAAAAGAAATTCATCAAAGGCTTGAAGGCAGATGGATCAGCAGCACCTTTCAAACGTCAATTGTCTGGCCTTATCCAATTTGCTGATGCTTCTAATGATGTTCCTGTGACTGGTGCAGTAACAGAAGATACTATTAAAGAAGTAATGCGTAAACTTTGGAATCAAGACCTAGCAGAAGGTAATTACTATGCTCTTGTATCTGCTGATATTAAAGAGCAAATTGATGAAATTTACAAGGATCGTTATGGTTATAATCACGTAACTACTAACTTTGGTTTGCTTGTTGATTCAATCAGCACTAACTATGGAACTGTGAATTTTGTTCTGTCTAAGCATGTTCCTGCTGACAAAATGGTTGTATTCAACGATTCTTACCTTGACCTTGCTTATCTTCGTGCTCCACACTTCGAGCCACTTGCTAAAACTGGTGATAGCATCAAAGGACAAGTAATTGCTGAAGCGACTGTTAAAGTTGGTTCACCGAAAGCGGTAGCGGTTGTAACTGTAGGTTAATACATAGAATGAGACGTTCCTTCTTTACGAAGGTGCGTCTCTTTTATATTACTCATATTTTTGAAAGGGGTGAATTAGATGTGATAACAAAACGAGAAGAATATTTACTTAAAAGACGGCAAAGGAAGATTAGAACACAGGACTTAGCAAGATACATAGGTTGCAGCCAGTCACTTATTAGTCGGTATGAGACTAATTGTTGTGGCATGGCAAAAGAAAAAATAGAGAGATATAGACAATACATTGATTCCAAAAAATAATCAGCAGAAAGTGGAGGTGAACAAGTGAGAGATTTAAGAGATTCGTCATAACCACTCCCTTTTTCATCTGCTGTAGCAGGTGTTAAAAAAGGGAGAGGATTAAAAGGGAGAGTTTTAAAGGGTAAGTGGGAGAGTTTTCTCTTTCGCTTTAAGATGAAGAAAGTATTAAAAGAACGTTTTCCAGAATGGTGTTCAGATTTTCAGCAAGGGCAGAATGCATTGATTTTAACTGATGATTTAGATTCCCTTTTAGGTTGTGCTATTGAGAAGTATGTTAAGGGTAATGAGGTAAATTACTTCTACAATTTTAATAGATTGTTCGTGGCAGACAATACAGACGATAAGAAAGCAATAGGGATAGATTTAGCCTTACATAAGGGGAAATCATGGTGTAATCATGTGGTACGAATTGCTGAAAACGATTATGTAAATCCTCAAACAGCAAATATTAATGCTCTATTGAAGGTGCATAGTGGTAACTATACGAAAAAGTACGCTATGAGTACCGCTTTAACCATGTGGAGTTATTATGGATTACCATTACCTAAAACTAGGGAAGGTAAAATGTTGCTATTATGTGTGGATTCATCATATTTAGGACACTACAGAATTGCATTCAAAGATGTGCATAACGAATATTTAAGGCTTTTAGGCTTTGAGAAATTGATTGACCTTCTGAATGAAACACAAGAAAGTGATTATGAAGGGTTACAGAGAAAGTATAAGACTAAAGCAAAAATACAACTTAATAAAGAAGGCTACTTACAAACAACATTACCCCTTGCAGAATTGCAGGGGTTTTTTGGTATTTCGTTGGACTTGCCAATGCAGCAGTTTACCCTAAGGAATCAATTTAAAGAGGGTAAAGGAGATACTTTACATTTTCAGTCAAAAGGCAATCTAGGAGAAAATGTGGTCAGTTTTGCACTAACAGGTAAGAAATACTTCAAATATACATATAATGCGTAAATATCTATTTACGAACGTTCGTGTTTTGGTTATAGTAAATGTACAGAAAAATCCGAACATTAACCAACGAAAATTGTGAAAAGGAGGCTAAAACATGAACTATTTCTTTTGTTATACAAAAAAAGTTTCGGATTTTCTGCAAGGAAGAGGTTTCCAATACATAACTGTTGCTCAAGATCCCAAGTCTAAGAAGTTGTTTTCTTTATATGCAATTGATAGTGAAGGAAAACTTCAGAAAGCACTTGATGAATACAAAAAGTAATTCTATCTAATCCAAAAAATAAAATCATTAATATATTCGGAGGTAGTAAAGTGAAGTTTGAAGAAATTGAGGAATTATTGCAGTTTAACGAGAAGGAATCAAAAGTCTTTATCGTAAATGAAATTTTCGAGGATTTAAAAGGGGTTATTAAAAATAGTCCTCACCTGGCTTATGCTTATTCATATATTTATCTTGTAACGTGGCTCTATAGATATGCAAAGCACCTTAGTAGTAAGGGATATATTACAAAAGGAATGATCAACGAAATTCTTGGTTATCACGCAAAGACAAAAGGATTAGACTATCTCATAAAGAAGAATGGTCTGATTGACAATTTAGACTATACAATGACTTTGAGTGACTTCCCTCTACAATGGAAATTTGACAAGTTTGAGGGACTGGAATTTGAAATGCTTAGTGATATTTATGAATCGGAAAAGCAGCAATATCCTCTAGTTACTAAGAGTGAAATATTAAATAGATACAGTGTTCCCAAGAAATATAACATCAAGTTTCCTGTAAAAAGTTTTTACAGGAATTCAGAAGTGGATGAAGATGGTTCTTACTTTGAATTTGAGAACACTCACCTAATCCCTTTTGAGGTATTCATGTTTTGTATGGATAACGAGAATATAAGCACAAGTGGATTTTATCTCTATGCTTATATTAAAAGGATGAATGATTTCTATAAAGATGGATGGGACGTATCTCTTGAAAACATGGTACTTGAAACAGGGGTAGCGGAGAAAACGTTGCTTAGGTATCTTGACCAGTTGAAGAAATATAACATGGTACAGGCAATACATAATCAAGATTATTTTTGTTTAGCCCTTGATCCAAGGGACAGAAAAGCAAATACATACATAGCAAATGAATTTGATTTATTCACATATGCACCACAAGCATATAAGAAGATGAAGATAATGAAAGTTGAAGAATATCAGAAGAAAAGAGAAGAGGAACTTATTCAATTGTTAGGTGACAGAGTGGACATTCCAATTGAAGAACTGCCATATTAAATAGTGTTTTTGAAAAGGTTATATTTTGACGGTACATATTAATATAGGTGATTAACCTATGAGATATGTAAGTTTAATTTATAACTCTATAATTAATAAATTTTAATATTATAGTATTCAATTAAATTAATCCTATATTCTGTATACCGTCAATTTATAACCTTTTAGATTTTCCATTTTTGGAGGGCTGAAATTCAGTCCTCTTTTTCTAATTCAATTAACTAATCAGGAGGAATTTATAATGAAATTTTTTACTAACCCTTTCAAAACTAGGAATCAGAAGATTAAAGAAGCGTGTCAAGATATTCGTCAACTTATCGGGAGTTCTAAAGAGACAATTTCCGATATGCAGCGGGATATTCAATCTATCCAAGATGGTATAAGGGATTTGCAAGATAGCCTTTATGAAAGTGAGCGATTAAATAAATGGGATACTATCCTCTGTGAAAAGATGCTATCCACTATTAGTGAGGTAGAAGGTGAAAAGGAATGAATATATATCAAGCCTTGGATCAGTTACCGAATGAAAAGAAATTATATTTTTCATGGAAGCATGATATTAGATTCAGGAGAGATATTCCTAAAAAGTCAGAGGAAGAATTTCTTAGGGAAGTTAGCAGGAAAACACTTGATGGATTTATTAAATGGGAACGTACAGAAGAGTATGCTTATTTAATACACTTATTGTTGCATTCTAGGACAGCAAATGACTTGCTAGTATCTTATGACCAAGTGGCTGAAAAGGCTCGTAAAGGTGATGAAAAGTCGGTTAAAATGCTTCTCGATATGAGCAAGCAAATTAAGGACTATGCTAAATTGGCGGCTAAGTCATTTGAAAGTGTCGAGGATGAAGCGGAAGAGGAAGAAGATGATTTAGAATTGAACTAACGGTGGTTCATAGTGAACCGCTGTTTTTTATTGAGGTGAGACAGTGGCAATAATAAAAACTAAAAATAGTAGAGCCATACAGAAGGTTATGGGTGATTTCCGTCTATTCGCTAAGAACTTTATCAAGATTATTGATAATAACGGTGATTCTGTCCCTTTTGTATTAAATCCAGAGCAAGAACAATTTACAAATGAAATGACTAAGTACAATATCATTCTCAAGGGAAGGCAGATTGGTTTTACAACTTGGTCACTAGCCTACATGCTTTATTCCGCAATACGGAAATCTGATACTTCCTACATTATCATGACACACCACAATAAGGTTACACAGTCGTTATTTAGAAAGTTAAAGAAGATGTACAATTCATTGCCCCATGATAATCCTAAGTATGCTCATTTGTTCCCTAAACTTGAGATAAGTAACAGGGATGAAATTTACATGACCAATGGTTCTAGGATAATGGTTGCTACAGCAGGTGGAGAAGATTCTATTTCAGGTAATACATTTGAATTGATCCATCTATCTGAAATGGCAAAGTATCCAAATGAAGCACAGGAAGAGATTATAGCAACCTCAATTCCTGCACTAGCCAAGAATCCTAACAGTAAAATCATTATTGAAAGTACGGCAATGGGCTATAACTACTATCAGGAGATGTTCATCAAAGCATATAGAGGGAAAGAAAGCGTATGGAAAGCACATTTTTATTCCTGGCTTGCAGAAGCATATAGTAAGCAATTTAAGCATTCTTTTGATGAAGCAGAGGAATGGTTCAAGTTACATAATAAAGGGGCTAGAATGTCCTCTAAAGACTTAGAACATGAAGAAAAAGAGTTGCATAAGAAGTATAAGGCTTCCTTCAGACAACTGATGTTCAGACGGTATTATATAGAAACTAACTCATTAGAGAAGTTTCAAAGGGAATTTCCGACAACCCCAGATGAAGCATTTGCAGAAAGTAATAAGGCGATATTTGACACCAAGAAGATTATTGAGCGGTTAAATAATGTCCTTCCTCCAATGTCCACTAAAGAAGTGTATGAGGACTTACCTTCGGCATTGCAGCCATATATCAACAAACAATTATTCATCTATCATCTGCCTAAAAAGGGAATGAAGCAGTATGCAGGAGTTGACGTTGCTTCTGGAAGTGGTGGAGATAATGATAATTCAACAATGAGTGTATTCAATGTAGAAGGCCAGCAAATGGCTTCCTTCTATGCTAATGATATTCCTGTCTATGAGTTCGCTAATATAGTGAACAGTGTAGGCAGGTTTTTTAATTATGCTTTCATTTGCGTGGAGAGGAATAGTTATGGGCTTCCTTTGCTGGAAAGATTGCGTAAAGAATACAATTACATGAATTTACTGAAGCAAAAGGTATTTGATCAGAAGGGCAGGAAGAAACTTCAACTTGGCTTCACGACAACAAGCGTTACTAAGCCGATTATTATCAACGATTATAAGGAAAACTTCGAGTTAGGACTCATCAACATAGAATGTGTCCAGACACTAGAAGAGATGAAGATTTACCAAGATAATAACGGAAAAATGGGTAATAAAAAGGGCAGTAAACTTCATGATGACTTGGTAATATCCGTTGCAATGGCTTGTCAGGCAATGAAGCAAAGTAAATGGTATGTAGACATTTAAGAGGTCGGGTTCTCAATGAACCTAACCTCTTTTTATTTTGTAAGGTTCAATGTGAAATTTGCAAAGGAGATGAAAGAATGACGAAATTAAATAAATACATTCGTGAAAAATACGATAGTGAATTTTGGTTTGTTGAAGCGGTTAATGAGATATATAATCAGCAGCGTGTAATAGACATTATGGAGAAAAAGGAATATCTGAATGGCAATCATAAGATTTTAAAGAGGGCTAGTTATAAATACAATGGGAAAGAATTTAATCCTAGAAGGATTGTCCTGCAATATGCTAAGACACTGTTAAATTTCCAAAAGGCTTACCTTCTTCAGAATCCTATTACTTTGACAGGTAATGAACAGGCAGTAACAGAATATCAGCGTGTTAATCGTAAAGGGAAGTATGATCGTTTTAATTTAAAGGTACTGGACAAAGTATTGAAATATGGTATGGCAGCGGAATATGTTTATCTGGATAAGGGAGTAATCAAAAGTAAATTGATTGATGCCAGTGAGGGATTCCCTATCTATGATGAGAACAATGAGTTGTTAGCCTATATCCAATCCTTCTTGTGTGATGGTATCAGTTATTACATTGTGTATGAGGAAGATGTAGTAACTAAATATGATAATGCAGGTGGAGAAATAAGGTTGACCGAAAGGTTTGCTAATCTAAGTGGCTTACCTGTTGTGTATCACAATGATAATGAGTTGAGCGATACAGAGGGCAGAAGTGAGTTAGATGATTGGATTATTATATTGGACAGTATGGAGGACTTGATTAGTAAGTATACCGACTCCCTGTATAAGTTTATTGATCCAGTATTTGTAACGCAAGGTCAACAACTTAAAGGTGAATCATTGCCTAGTGAGGTAGTGGGTAAGGGTATCAACCTAGATGATGGAGCAGATGCCAAGTATGTGAGCAATCAATTGGATTATCAATCATTTGAGACAATTTACAAGACGTTGCTTCAATCATTACTGGATGTGTCACAAACTCCTGCTGTAAGTTTAAATAAAACGGATATAAGTAACTTGTCAGAGGTTAGTATTAAGTTGCTATTCCAATTGGCGAACATTAAAGCCGGAATGAATGAACAGTTTATGAGGGATGGCATAGAGCAAAGGTTTGAAAAGATTAGAAAGTTATTGGGTTATAAAGGTGTGCAAATATCTGATGAAGAATATGATTCCCTAGATTTAGTGTTCCAATATGCTACTCCTAGCAATGATAAAGAGATTATAGAGAATCTTAAATTGTTGAGGGAGATTGGAGCAATCAGTTTAGAGGGCATCTTAGAGGATAGTCCATATACAACTGATGTTCAATTCGAGATGAATCGGATTATTAAAGAGGGAAATAGTGTGGGAAATGATAAAGGCACTGGTACAGAGTAGACCAGAGTTAAAGATTTAATGAAAACATAGGCGTGGCAAGGGGATAGAGGGTCAAGTGATATATCGTCTTGCTCGCACATGTTATTATAGGTCGCCATATTAATAAAAAATCAGTGCCGATTCAGCGTTAAAATTAGAATGTTTGTTCGTAAATATAACTAACCTGTTCCTTCTATTAAATATGACTACATTATTGGTAGTGAAGTGGTCAGTTTTATTACAATTTATTCCATATTGAATGACCATTCAGCAATTAATGGTGGAGTGAATCTTCTACGTACCTTCAAATCAACATATAGTATGTCGTCTTAGTTTATAAAGGTGATTTTATATAGTCAAATACCCCAAATTAAGAAAATGCTGCCCCTAGCAGACCACTTTACACACCCAGGAAAATATATGGTAAAATATTCTCACTATCACCTTTGTGGGAGGATAATATGGAAGATCAATTGAAGAATCTTGATAAAAAAGTCTACTGCTCTAATTGCAAAGGTAGAAGAAATCATAAAATTCTCATGACTTTTAAAGAAGTTTCAGAGCCAATAGTAGATTTCAATTGGTTTTGTGATTACCATGTTGTAATGTGTTTAGGGTGCGATACAAAAGCATTTGTAAAACAGTATGGAGATGAATTTTCTTTTGAGTACAACATGTTTGGTGAAAGGGAATTCATTGATGAATTTACAGTTTATCCTGAAGAACCAAAGGAATTAACGCCAGAGGAAGCATGGCTTCTAAGACACAAACGGCAACCGCAGAAGTTTGAACATGCTCCTGAAAATATTATGTCTCTCTATAATCAAATTATAGAGTCCTTTAATAATAGACACATGATTTTAACGGTATCTGGATTAAGAACGTTAATAGAAGGAATTTGTTCACATGTAAGAATAAAAAAAGGATATATGTACGATGATCAGCAAAATAAAATTCCTGATGATGATGGTGTAGTAAGGAAAAAGGAGAGTCTTGGAGCAAGAATATATGAATTAGTTGACCGAGGGTTCATAATTTTTCCTCAAGCACTTGCGTTACAAAAGGTAAAGGATATCGGTAATAACGCTGTACATGATATTGAAGTACCTAAACTAGCCACAATAAAAGATATAATATCAATTGTAGAAAAAGTGATGTATGATATTTTTGAATTAAGGAATCATAAATTACTGCAAGTGAAGAAAAAAGAACAACAAACTTAAAGGACTCACCTCCCGATTGTCTAATTGATAGTCAGGAGGTGTTTTTATGTTGGTCAAATTTATTCAAAAGGAATCCCCAACAATCTTTTTGCAAAAGGAATACTCAAATGTTATGCCAATATTAGAGATGGTTAAACAGAAAGCGAGAACTTCTATATTTGTTGATGATGAAGAGTTTGAAGGCAGATTATACGATTATGAATATACCCTTTCAATAGAAGAGGGGAATCATAATGAATCACTTGTGGTAATTGTCGAAACAAATTAGAAAAAATTAGAAAATAAATAATCTTTCCTCCCTATATAGGTGATAAAATTTAACCATCTAAATATGGGAGGGAATATTTTGAAGTTAAGAACTTTTTTAATTATCTCTTTCACCATGATCCTGACTGCCTGTTCTAGCCAAAATGTAGACAAAGATAAGATCAGTGCTAGTGAACCTGAAACAGAAGAATTGAATGCTCTTGAAGAAATATCCAAGGTTTGCTTAGAAAATGATATTGAAACGTGTAGGAAAACTTACAATGAGAAAAGTGATCAAATTGACGAAGAGTTCTCAGAAGGAAAAGAAACAATAGGAAAATATCTGAATGTACACAAAGTATTAACTTCAAGTAAAACAGCAGAAGAGAAACTTAAAGGTATTGAATCAGATATGACTTATATAAAGAATAAGGGATATTACACTCTTGCTAAGTTCAACAGAAAACTTGGTAATAATTATTATGCTGACTACTTAGAAACAGTCATTCAACCTAAAGCACAAATATACAATTCTAAGAAGTATGGGGTTGGTATGGAAAAGATGGACTTAATTCTTTCAATAGGTTATCCGAATGACATTAATAAAACAACAACTTCAAACAATGTAAGTGAACAATGGGTTTATGACAATTACGATATATACATTTACTTGGATAATGGGGTTGTAACTTCTTTCCAAAATTGAAAAGGAAATTTTTCCTTTTGTGTCGAAAGTAGTAGGCGAAAGGGAGGTTTTTACATGAATGATACTAAAGATATTATTGATAAATATCAATATGATAGAAGTATAAGAAAGTACAATGATCTTCATTTTTTTGAAACTGGTAACAATATATTTAGAAAAGTGCACTCTAAGGAAGATGTTAGAATTGCAGAAAATCACGTTGTCTCTAGAATTAATCAATATAAGAATGCAACATATAAGTTAGTAGAGGAAGATATACTAGATATTGAAAGAGCAATTGGGCAATACGAAATAGCAGTTAAAAAGGTTTTACAATGTTATGGACGGAAAGATTTTGATTTTGATTACAATGCTAATGAGTTGCAAAACCTTGTAGATAAAATTTTTGAATTCTATGAACAGTTAAAAGCAATTTCATTTAAAAAAGCGTGTCAAGATTAGGGCTACTTAATAAGTGGCTCTTTTTTTATTTTCGAGAAAGGAATTGATAAGATGAACAATCTTCAAAGATTACAATTAGAAACTAAAGGTATTCAATTGGAGCAGGATGAATTAGTCATTTACCTCCAAGAAAACAACCTAGAGCCATTTGTTGACTACTCACCACAATCAGCCACAAACAAGAAGAGTATTTATGCTGCTGCATTGTCCATTCTTGAATCAGTGGCAAATAATCCTACAACAATGAAGTCTTATGTAATGGATGATATGACGGTATCTGATTTTCATGAGAATCTTATGAATCGTATAGATCAACTAGAGCGGAAAATTAGAACGCTCAAAACGGATGAACAGTTACAGAATGAATCAAACTTTTTTATGCTCTTTGCTGATTAAGAAAGGAGGGCTTACATGTTTAGTCCTAATGAATATGACTTGAAGTATCTAATGGATGCTACAGGGGAGACGGTAATAATAAATGGCAATGCAAAACAAGCCATTATTACAAATCCCAGGGTTGATGAATTTGAGCAACGATATATACATACACTTGAGCCAGTTTCACAGGGCAGTGTGGTGAGTTTAGACAGTGAGAAGTACATAGTTATTACTGAATCATTAACAAAGCGACATGGTAAATTTAAGGCTCTTATGAGACATTGTAATTTTGTCATATCAAGAAAGAATGTCATTGGCAGAGAAATTATTGGTTATAACGACTATGGAGCACCTTATTATAGAGATATTTTAGGTGAGCCTATCCAGATTCCTTCTATCATTGATAACAAGTCTTTTTCGGTTGATAGCAGTACACAATTAAGAGTGCCTGAAAATGTAATAATTGTTACTATTCCAGATATACCTGTACATAGAGAGAAATTGAAAATTAATGATATTTTCACCTTTGAGAGGAATTATAAGGTGCTACATGTTGACTATACTAAAAGGGGATTAATGATTATAACCTGTGAATTTACATCAAGTGCAACAAATTAG